GGTCTGCCCGCTGGAACTGTTGAACCAGAGGAACCGATCAGCCTGGAACGCCATGGTCGTCACGCTCGTGCCGCTGTCGAAGCCCAGTTGCCAGCCAGCGGCGTACGACTGCCCATTGGCATGGGCCTGGAGCTTTACGCTGTAGAGCGCCTGAACGTTCCCATCCAGAGAGGCCACTGCCTGGGACGTCGTCTGGATTGCCGCACTGTTGCTACCCACCTCCGCTGAAAGTTGGTCGATGCGCTGGGCAGTGGCTTGTCTGTCGCTCGCGGTCACCTGCTCGACCGTGGTAATGCGCCCCTCCGCAGTTGCAGTCCGCGCTTCAAGCAAGCTCGTCCGCTTCGCCTGCGCTTCGTCCTCGTTCGCCCGCACGGTGACTTCGGTGGCGGCTCGAGCAATGGTGTCCCAGCCCTTCAGCGCATCGGCCTTCTCTCCGGTCGCCGGCTCCCGGCGGGCGGCAGCCTGCAGAACATCCAGGCTCGAAGCCGCCGCTTCGACCTTACCGTCGAGCTCGGTGATATCCGCAGTGTTGGTGGCCACCTGCTGGGCCAGGCCGTTGGCCGTCTCGATCGACTGTCCGATGTCGGCCCAGTAGGTCGCATTCGGCGGAGAGGCGTTGAGCGGCACCGCCTGCTTCGCTTGATACAGCCGGTTGCCGACCCGCACGATATCGTTCTTCGCGTAGGTCTTCGTCGGGTCGTAGGCCAGCACATCGGTCAGATTGTCGATCTGGTCCTGCAAGCCACTGATATCGACCTGCATCTGATCGATGTCGGCGAAGAACTGCTCGCCCAGCGCGGACTCGACGTACTCCTTGGTGATCAGTTCGTTGTACTCGCTCGCATCCGTCGAGCTGATACCGTCGACCCAGGCCGACCAGGGGCCGACGTTGCCTGTCCGGTCGATCAGCCGCCCGCGGAAGGCCAGGCGAGCGCCGGCCGCCAGCGAGGTCAGCGTGTGGGTGTCGGTCGGGTATGCGAACAAGCCCAGGGCAGTTGCGTTCTGTTCGCTGCCGCCCGGGGTAACCGACTGTTGGATCTCGGTGTAGGCGGTGTCCGCCGCGCCACTGGCCGGGAATGCCCACTCCAGGCCGATCTTCCACGGTCCGCTGGTGGTACGCAGGAACGCCAGCGCCGGTGGCGCGCCGGTCTTACCGCTGAGCTGGGTCAGGATCGAGCTCTTCCAGACCGACGTGATGTCGAACGCCGACACCGCGCGCACCCGCGCCAGATAGCCTCCTGCGTAGATGCCGGTCACATCGACGCTGGTGGTGCCGGCACGCGGCAGGCGGATCCAGTTGCCGCTGTCCTTCTTCCACTCGACGTCGTATGCCACCGCCCCTTCTACAACAGGCCAGGCGATGGTCATCGTGCTGACCGCCAACCCCTGATCGAACTGGTAGTGCGAGGTCAGCGTGACGCTCGCCGGCGGCGCAACTGTGGTGATCGGGATAACGCTGATCGGCCGGCTCTCCAACTTGGCACCAGTGTCGATCGCCGAGAACTTCCCGGGCTCATACTGCAGAGCGGTGATCTCGAAGACACCCCGCTCCGGCTGGCTGACTTTCATCACACGGTAGAGCGGCACCGCCAGGTCGTCGGCATCGAGGGTCCAGACCAGTTCCGGTAGCGGGGTCTCGCTGTAGGCTGTCGTCACGGTCACCGCGCGCCCGGTTACCGACTGCACGGTTCGCGCCTCAGCCTTACCGCTGGGCAGGTTCAGGAGCAGCCGGTCGCCAGCCTTCGCCTGAGTATCGCGATCCAAGGTGATCACTCGGCCAGCAACCGCCGAGATCCTCCCGCCGATCTCCCGTCCAGCCAACAGCGCATCAGCCACCGGAATCACCCATCCCGGCAGCGGGATTGCTCCGTCCATCCCGGTACGGAACGTTATCGTGCGATCCTGGCTGTTGGTCAGGATCGCCCATTTTCCGCGCCGCTGGGCCTCACTCTCGCGGGTGCAGCCAATGGCTGCCACCTCGACCGGGTTGTCGCCGTAACGCCGCTGCAGGCGCTTATCGGTGGCCACAGCCACGTCGGTGTCGTAGTTGTTCGCCGGATTGTCGTAGCTGACCAAGGCACGGCTGTAGCGAGTGCGCTCACTGGCCGAGCCGTAGCTGAAGCGGTCGTCAATGACATTGGCCCGGGTGTAGGCGAAATCGACGTCGGTGGCGCGCGGGATATCCGCCTGGATCTTCAGTTGGCCCTGGGCCCAGTACGCCATACCACGGTAGATCGCGGTGAGGTCACGCAGCAGCTCCCAGGCCCCGGCGCGGCTTTGCAGGTTCAGGTTGCAGGTGTGTCGCGGCTCCTGGCCACCCTTCCCATCCGGCACCAACTGGTCGCAGTACTGGGAAATCCGGTACATCTCCCAGCGATCGACCATCCAGGCCTTGATGCGTTTACCCACACCGAAGCGATCGTTGGTCACGATGTCGTAGGTGTGCCAGACCGGGTTGTCGGTCCAGGCCTGTTTCATCGTGCCGTCCCAGATGCCGAGGTAGGCCCGGGTCTCCGGATCGTAATTGCTCGGCACTTGGACCTTCCGCCCGCGACAGTCGACTGTGACAGCCGGAATGTTGCTGAACTGCTCTGCGCTGAACTCGACGTACAGCAGGGCCGTGTTCGGGTAGCGCAGCTTCGCGTCGATCACCTCGGTGTAGCCGGCGATCAGCATGGTGTCGGCGATGCGGTTGTTGTTCTGGTTCGGCGTCAGGCGGCGGACGCGCACCTGCCAGCCATTGGTGGCCGCCGGCAGGTCGATCCGGCGGGAACGCTCGTAGCGGGTGGTGGTCTTGCCATCGACGGCCTCGCGCAGCACCTCCTGATAGGCGCCGCCGTCGGTGGCCAGATCTACGGCATATTCGATCCGGTACCCGCCGATGTTGCCGTTGGTGTCCTGCTGCTGGAGCGCTGGCCAGGCGAAGCGCAGACGCACTGCGGAAAGCTGGGTATTGCTCAGCGAGCGCACCCAGGGCGTATCGCTGCGCAACTCGACGTTGACGCTGGTTTCGTTCTCAACGGCAGGGATGCCAGGGATGTAGTCCTGGTCCACCGCCCCCGCGCGCCACTCCCACTTAACGTTGGGGAAGTTCAGGTTACCGCTCGGGTCCATCAGTGGGGTGTTGTCGAGGTAGATATCGCGCTCGCTCGGAACGCCGGCGAACTCGCCTTCGCCCACGGCAAGCAGGATCTTGGCCATCGCGACCGAGCGCAGGCTGTCGGGTGCCTCGACCGGCTGTTTCGGCTTGCTACTGCCGCCCTTGCGGCCGGTCAGGTGCTGGTTTTCTGCGCCCATGCTTTCCTCCGGGCATGAAATAGCCCGCACATAAGCGGGCTATCTAAAGTGCTAGTAGAAATTCACTTAGCGGGTTTATCTATATAAATTGGAAATTCAACTTCACTTTCAAGGAATGAAAATCATGAGCAACCAAGAGAAGGCCTCACGATCACATTGGATTGAGTGGTGCGCCCTGATAACTTCAATAACTGCCGTAACCCTAAGCGCATATCAAGCCTATACTCTTAAGGAACACAACTACATAAGCGTCGAACCAAGAGTAAACTCATACCTATCCCTTAAAGATAATTACCAAATGATAATATTCAATAACGGGCTAGGACCAGCATATATAGACAAAATAACATTCTACGAGAATGGCAAGGAAATAGACGGAAACATTCTACACGCACTAGCCAAACAAGGAATCCCCCCATATTGCGCAACTGCCGGAACGCCTCGTCCTAACGACTCACTAAAAACAGGTGAGGAGATCGTCCTTGTAGACATCCACGACAACAAAGAGTGCACGACCCCCAGGCTTATATTCACAACATTACAGCCACCAAACACAAGTTTCGACTATCAAATAGACTTCAGCTCTATATATGGCAAAAAATTCTCTTACAGATACTCTCTAAACAAGCAAGAAAACATTCCTAATTAAATTTTGTCTTCCGAATAAATCGATGCCGAGATAATCGCCCCGCCCCAACGGCGCTTCCCGTAGCAGATCGGCACCGGGTTCCCGCTGGCGGTAGTATTTCTGGCGCTGCCGAAGGCGTAGCTGGGCAGGTTCTCCGGGGCGGCTGACTGGCTCAGGCCCTTGGCTTGGGGGCTGAGCATTTGGATGACGCCGCCGGCAACCATCCCTATCCCTGCTGGCAGCGCATACGGGGCTATGACGGGGGAAACGTAGGAAGCAGCTATCAAGGCGGCCCCGACTATCGTCTGCACCAACCCGCCACGCTTCCGGCCACGCATGACCGGAGCAATGCGAATTTCCTCGGCGCCCCCGAACTGCAGTTCATCCTGGGAAATGTTCCGTTTCCCACGGAATACAGCGAACTCCATACCTCGCAGGTGGGCATTGGCGAGGAAGCGCTCGAGGCCTGGAATCTGCACGCACAAGGCCTTGATCGCTTCAGCAGTCGACCCGACGAGCATACGGTACTCCCGGCCGAACTGCCGGAGCGCGCCATAGAGCTTGATGGTGGTCATCGGAGTGTGGTGCGCTGCGATGGTCATGTTTTTCTCCAGGTAATAAAAAACCGCCCGGAGGCGGTTCTGCACTGAAATCGATAAACAGCGGGGGTATCTACTTCTTCTCTATCCAGTCCAGTTTTCCATGCATATAGTGGACTGCACTAAGCCTTCTTTTAACCGAGTCTGCCTTTTTCTTCTCCGCGTATGGTCCGACCACAATTGTCGATTCAGCACTGGAGAATATTGGCAACTGAAGTTCTTCGAGCTTCGCAAGATGCCCATCAAATTCCTCTCCGGGCTTACATGCGATATTCACTGTCCACCCATGAGTTAGAGGAGGCGGCCCCTCGGGAGCCGGGGTCGCGTCCACGTCCGCGCCGCAGAATCGACACTTGACGGCGGCACACTTAATAGTTTCTGCGCAATACGGACATGGCCGAGAGTCAAAGGCAACTGCAGGCGTCGGCGTAAGCACCTTCCTTTTTCCAAGCACTACAAGCAGTACGCCAATAATGAGTGCAATGCCAGCAATGATTGTTCTCTGTTCTCTGGCAGCAATGAGGCCTATGTTGTTCACTCGATCGCCAGACATGGTGCCAACAGTAGTGTCCATGGCGAGCGCGCTGATGAGCAGCACGGCCCCAACCACCAGCGCAAGAATTCCCAGGATGCGCATCCATTGCTCTCCGCAGCGACTTTGGAAAGGGACGGACTCTACCATCACCACGCCAGCACGAGAACCCGGCACACAGCTGGACTCAAGCGGACAAGGAGCGTTCTCGATAACGCAGTACCAGACGCATCCTGCCGTACCGCTGGGTCTACCTCAGTCGTTTCAAGGCTGGATAGAATCACAGTGCCACCAGAAACTCAGGTCCCGTAATCTTGAACAGCCTCGTCAAAACAGACCACGAGGCCGCAATGGATATCTGCCACAGCTACAAGGAGCATTTTATGGCCGAAAAGTCGTATCTAACTGGGAAGTGGGCAATTTTCAAGAGCAGAGCCTCGACGGAGGTGCTTGGTTATATCGTGGATGGCATTGGACAAACGACGGTGCCTGGACAGCCACCCTTCAGCATTATTGACTCTGTGCTCTTTGCCCCTGACGGCACCAGGCTCGGCTATCTGGCTCCATTGGAAGGAAGCTGGGTGGTGAACCTGGGCGACTATGAGATAGGACACGTACTGCGTGCCCTGCCGTAAGACACCGGAAGGTATTCACCTGACAATGGAGATCACATGATCATTAGAAGTCTCGTCCACAATCTGCCTAAAGACCCGAGCAATCCCGGCTGGGTTCCAGGCTGGGCGGTTGCCCAGAGCGCACCTTGGAGATTCATGGATATTTATGCGTCCAAGGAAGCAGTGGACGCTGAGGCGTTACTGCACGGCGAAGGCTTCGGCGTCGAATACGGCTCGCACGAGGTGGGCACTGACAACTTTGTCGGCGGACTCACGCCGCCGAGCTGATCGCTTCAAAGGTGATACGCCCTGGACCAGAAACCAGTCGTGCGGTGAGCCCAGGCTTCCCGGAATAGCTACGACGATACCCAGCGCTACCTGGACTCGTCATGCCGGCGAATCTCAATCGGTCGATTTCATCCTGATCGTCGAGGATTGCCACGAACGCCTCGCCGCCGCACCGCACGCCATCGCGCACCGTAAAAAGGTCATGGATGGTTAGCAAATAGCGCTGCTGCATACTCTCCTCCCGCGGCACAGCCGCTTCATTTCGCGTGCCAGTGCCGCAGCACCAAGCGCATCCGGTCGAGCCACGGCCCACCGAACACGATGATTTCGCTGGGCTTGCCGTACAGGTGGTGCAACAGGAACGGCCCGGCGCCGAAGTGTTGCATATCCTCGCCAGGTAGTGATGGATCGTCCGCCAGGTAGATTCCGGCGTGGTTCGGGTGCGCGGTGCGCCCCACCGCCATCACGATCATGTCGCCGCGCTGCGGCCGGTCCACCCGGATGAAGCCAGCAGCCTCGAACCGCTGTTCGTAGAGGCTTGGACCGTCTGCCCGCTCCCACCAGCCATCGGCACGCTCGAAGTGCGGGAACTCGATGCCCCACTCCCTCTGGTACCAGTCGGCGCAGACCTGCCAGCAGTCCTGCACCCCATGCACGAACGCGCGCCCGAGCAGCGGCACCTGATCGACGGGCTCGATGGTACGCAGGTCGCCCTCCGGCCAGCTCAGGATGTGCCAAGTCAGACCCGATGCGTTGCACATAGCGACGTCTGCGGCACTTGGTCGGCTGGTGGCGTCGGGGTGGCTGTGCACCACGGCGACGATCTCTCCCTGGTCCTCTGCCTCTGCATACGCCTCCGGCGCGATGCGGAACTCCTCGCCGGCGTCGGTAGCGGTGTTTTCGCAGGGAACGTATCGCTGGCTCCGGCCAGAACGGATGATCAGTCCGCAGCACTCGCGCGGATACTCTGCCGCAGCCTGCTTCTGCACGGCAGACAGGATGTGCTTGAGCATGGTCAGCTCCTGGCGATGATCGAGACGGCAGGGAAGCCGCCGAAGGGCAGTTGGTTGCCTTCACCGAAGCGCGGGATGCAACCGGTGCCCAGGCAGCCATCACACTCGTCCCGGGCTGGGTCATCGGTGGGGTTGCCGTCGATGTCGAAGTACGGGCCGGTGTAGCCGCAGTCGGGCCCGCGGTACCCGCCCGTCATCGCCCAGTGGCACAGGGTGGTCATCTGCCGGCCGACCTGCTCGCCGCCAACGTCACCTGGCGAGGCCAGTTCCCAGGCCACGTACTGGCCGTCCTCGTTGGTTTTCTGGTCCAAGTACCAGATCTCGACGATCTCCTGGGAGGGATCAGCGTCGGGATTGCCGCCAGGGAAGTTCGCCGCGTCCAGATACTTCGCCAGCGTCGTCCGGATGGTGAGGCGGAACTGGAGCAGGTCCTCGAACGCCAGGCAGAGCGCCGTAATCCGGCCATTGACGTTGCCGGCGGTGAAGCTCGGCCGCGCCGCAGTACCATCGCTGTTCGCCTCGATGCCCTCGATCTGCACCGGCCAGGCCGCGTATTCGTGGCCCTGCCACCAGATCGGTTTCGCCGGTAACTGGTCGGCGTTGGCACCGGCGGCGGCCAGTTCCTGCGGGCTGTGCGGGATAGCGTGTCCGTGGAACCGGACCACGTCGGCGCCGAAGTCGCTGCCGTCGAGTTCGAACAGCACGACCTCGCCGCCGGGCTCCAGCTTCTGGATATCGGTGATCAGTGTCATGGATGGAATGCCTGTTCAAAGGTCGCGGTCAGCCGGTAGACCCGGCCGCCAAGGTTGACGGGCCGGTAGCCCGCACAGGTGTAGAAGCCCAGGCCACCCAGGGGCGGCGTCCAGAGGAACGCCCGCGCTCCAGCGTGGCGGTCCAGGAAGTCCATCGCGGCCTTGATAGTCGCCGCCGGCCCGGTGATGGACACAGGCCAGCTCTGGGACTTGCTGTTCAGACCTTCGCTCACCAACTGCTTGTAGCCGTCACCGAATTGCGCAGACCTGGTGGCGAAGGTGATGTCGCCCTCGCCACCGCTCTCGGTGGCCCAGGTGAAGGTTTCGATTGCCATGTGCCCTACCTGTTGATGGCGCGGCCGATCGCACCGTCACGCCGCAGATCACGCGCCAGGAGTTGTCGGTACTTCTGCTCGACGAACGTCCCGATGTCGCGACCGAACTGGTCCAGGCCAGGCTGGCTGCTGGAGACGTTGGCCGAACCATCCGAGGCAATGTTCACCTCGACGTTGATCTGCGAACCACCACCGCCCATAGCGCGCACACCGAGGGCGCCGGACGAGGTTCTGGTCAGAGGCATCACTGCCTCTGGCCCCGCTTCGCCCATCACACCCATGCGGCCGCCGCTCATGCCGAACGCAGTTGGCGTGCTGACCACGCTGTTGGTGAAGGCCCCGCCAGTGGCGAACATCTGCACCCCGCCGGCGAACGCACCACCGTTGGCGAACAGCCCGCTGTTGCTCACCAGATTGTCGACACCAGACTGCGCGGCAGCGTTTCCACCCCCGAAGAAGCCACCGAAGAGGGACGAAAGGGCCTGCGAAGCAGCGGCGCGCGTTGCAATCCGCGCCATGTCGGCCAGGATGCTCTTGGCGAAGTCGGAGAACGACAACTTGCCGGTCGTGGCGAAGTTGGCGATTGAGTCCTCCATGCTGCTGAACGCGCTGGTGAACAGGCTCTTGGTTTGACCCGCCACGTCCCGAGCACTCTCCAGATAGGTCTGGAAGGCAGAGGAAGCACCGCTGCGCCAATCCCCTTGGGCCTTGGTTATCTTGTCGTAGTTCGAGATCACCGTATCCCGGTACTTGTCTTCGGCTTCCGCCAAGATCACCAAGTCACGTTTGTAGTCTTCCTGCGAGTACTTGTCCGGCGCTGTGCGGCGGCGGTCCAGCAGTTTGGCGCGCTCGTCATTGAAGCGGTCCGTTGCGCCATCCAGACTGCTCTGAAGCCCAGCCTGGCGATCACCAAGCCCAAGGGAGTTCGCCGCTCGAGTCCCGGCTGCCGCAAGCGCAGCCCGCTGCCGCTCCAATTGATCGACATAGGCCTTAGTGGCGGCCTTCTGCCGGGCGAGCCTGCCATCCTCGTTCGCAGCCAGAATAGCCAATTCCGTGTCCGCGTCCTTCTGCGCCTTGACCATGGCCGACCTGGCGTCGGCGATCTTCTGGTCGAGTTGGATTCGCTGGGCTGCCGACGTTCCTTGCTTCGCCCTGGCAGCCTCCAGCGCTGCGATTTCACGCTCGTAGGCATGGGTGACCTCATCCCGCTCCTGCTGGATGATCGAGATGCGCTGCTGCGCGTAGCTTTCCGCGCTGATCACGCCTGCGCGTTGGGATGCCTCCAATTCCTTTTGCGCGTTACGGTAGGTCGCGGTGATCTCGGCCAAGCTGTTCTTCGCGGCGTTGGCCGCGCGTAGGTCCACCGAACCGGCGGAGCCCTTCTGGTCCTTCAGGCGCTCCTCAATCCCCTTGCGCAGTTGGTCGTACGCACCGCCAGAGAAAGAACGCCCATCGTACTGAACCCCCTCGAGCAGAGGGCTCCTCTTACCAAGCCGTTCCGATGATTTCAGCAGCTCAAGAAACTGCGCATTGAGCTCGCGAATGGCTGCTGCCCGCTTCTTCGCAGGCGATACGTTATCAAGCTGAGCATTCAGGTCCTTGCTGGCCTGAATGAAGCTATCTTGGTCCTCTTGACCTTCTGCCTGAGCCCGTCGCCCCTCCTCACGGACGCTGATCCGCTTCTGAAGCAAGGCAATCTCTTTTTCGAGGAACTCAATGTTCTTCCGGTTCAGCGTGGAATCCGGGAGCTTCCGTGAGTCCTCCAGTTGGCCCTGCAAAACCTGAAGCTTGAATGTCTCAGGGTCTGCAGCGGTCCGGCTTTTAAGTTCCTGCCAATACCGTTTTACAGCTTTCGTCGCATCGTCCCAGGCTTTTACGATTCCGCGGGTCGACGCCTCAATCTCTCGGTTTCGAGCGCTCATCTCCGAGGCCAGCGTCCCTGCAAGCAGCTTCAGGGCATCCATTGAACGTCCCTGCCGCTCCAGAGCTTCGATTTGAGCGAAGGTGTCGACGTTCATGAAGTGGTACTGGCGGTTGTATTCAGCCGCCAAGTCCGCAACCTTACCCTTGGCACCCGCCAGTTCAGTTGCGATGTCCCCAGCGCTCCGCCCGGTTACGGCAGACATCTCCGTAGCCGCGCGCGCGACATCCTCGAAAGCGCTTCCTACTTGCCGCCCTGACCGAACCAGCGCCAGAAGAGCCTCAGATGCCTCTGAGAAGTTTCCGCTTTTGCCAAGTCGGCCGAGCATGTCGGTCAGTTGCTGAGCTGTCAGTCCAGAGGCATTGCCGGTGCTGATGATCGCCTTGTTGAAATCATCAGCTTGGCGCTGTCCAGCAAGATAAGCGACGCTCAAGCCACCGATCGCCGCTGCCAGCAACCCAATTGGTGCCAAGACACCAACCACGCCAGACGCGGCGCCGCCGGCGTTCACACCGATCTCGGCGATGTTGTGGGCGGCGACCCGCCAGTTACCGGTTGAGAGGGCGTTACCCAACTGCAGCACGTTCTCGCGCGCTTCCTTGCTGGTCAGCCCGAGCTTGTTGATCGCGCCGCCGGTACCTTCGATGTCCCGCCGCTTCGCCGCGATCTTCTCCAGGCCGGCGGCCAGCCCGGCGTCATCCAGCCCGCCGGCGGCGCGCAGACCACGCAACGCGGCTTCCTGCTTCTCAAGCCTGGCCAACGCGGCGGTCACCGGATCGATGCTGTTGACCGTGCGTTGCATCGCTTCGATCTGCCGGTTCTGCGCCGCAACCAGGCGCTGCTTCTCGGCGGCCTCCTTGGTTTCCGCCTTCTGCAACCGGTCATAGGCCGCACCCAGGCGATCCTGATACTGAGCTTCGTCCTGCAGCGTGGTCAGGCCGGCCTTGCGCGCCCGCTCGAGCAAGCTCTCGGCGCGAATCAGATCGTCGATATTGGCGACGTTGCCGGAGAGCGCCCGTTCCAACTGGCTGATGATGGATATCTCGCCAGCGGCACTGTCGTATACCTTCCGGCTGGCAGCAGCCTGGCGTTCACGCGCACCGGCCGCCTTGTCGACACTGCGGGCAGCGTCCTCCTCCGCGCGCGACACTCCCTTGGTGGCCTGCTCGAGGCCCTTGCTGGCGTCGGACAGGTTGTCGATTGCCTGTTCGGCCTGATCGGCGGAGTCGACCAGCTTGTCGAGGTCCTCGGCCGCCTTTACGGCCGGGCTCGAATCGACCTTGATGCCCAGTTCGGCGAAGTTGCTCATCCCGACTCCCTCTGCTCGCGGAAGGCCTTCAGCGCAGCGTCTTCCATCACCCGGATATCCGCGAATACCGCGGGTTGCTCACCAGCGGCTACGCCGCACATCTGCATCACCACCGGCAATGCGGTGTAATCCAGGCCTGTTGCGCCACACATGCCAGCCCGCCACTGGGTGCTCATCGCCTCGAAGACGATGAATGCCGTCCAGTTGCAGGGCCAAAGCTCCATCTGCTCGTCGCTTTCGTCGAAGTCATCTGGAGACAATCCGAACTGCGCCAGCTCCTGGGGGCTGGCTACAGGCCGATAGAGTTCCTGTGCGGCGCGCTTCAGTTTCCCAAGCGCCCTCTGCTGTAGGCGCTCTGGTAAGCCTCGAGGATGGCCTCGGGCACGCTGACCAGGGAGGACACCAGCAGCCGGACGTTGGCCTCGGTGAACGCCTCGTCGAACCCCCACCCGGCCACAACGGCTTGTACCTGCTCAACCTGGAGGTCGATCTGAGCCGTGGTGAACGCTTCCAGAGACTGCTCACGAGTCTCCTCGACCAAGCGCTTGAACCGCTCTCCCCAACTGCTGTAGAGGTCGGCCAGATCTTCACGATCCAGGTACTTGAAGGTGAATGGCACCTTGATGGACTCCCCGCCGAGACGGGGAATCTCCACACTGGATTCGAAGGTAGGCGCCTGCGCGATACTGAACTTCTTCGCCATGACAGTTCCTTAGGGGGCCGGGTTGTAGCGAACCGGGCGGCCATCGAGAGCGATGGTCAGGGTCCGGGTCATGATTTCGTTGACGTTCAGGGTCGGGGTGTCGCTGACCGAGACGTAGCCGTTGTAGAAAACCTCCGATCCGTTGCGCAGCGTCAGGCGGATCACCTGCAGCGCTTTACTCTGGTCCGCCGCCTCAATCACCGCCCACTGCGGCAAGTTGGGGTCGTCGGCGATCGGCATCGAGAACGACTGAGCGTTGCGGAAGGTAGGCAACTGGCGCTGGTCATCGTCCTCGAGGTACTGGTACTGGACGAACTGCTGTTCGCCGCCGGAGGTGGTCGGGTTCATCACCTGCTGGATCTGCTGCCAGGTGAGGACCTTCTTCGCCGAGCCGATACCGCCGCCGGCCGGGTAGCGGATCACATCGGTGGTATCGATATTGCCCAGGGAGAAGGTGTCCTCGGTGGAAACTGCGACCTTGACGGCTCGGCCGTTCAGGCCAGTCCAGCCGGACACCAGCGACACGACGTCACCGACCAGCAGGCCGTGAGCATCTGCGGTAGCAACCGCTGGCTTGGCGTTGGAGACAGCGGTAATCGGAATAGCCGGGCCGTAGGTGGCAGCAATGGCCAGCAGCGCGCCGTTGGGGAGGCTTGCGGACATGGAGTTTTCCTCGTGTGGAAATGAAAAAACCCGCTCATGGCGGGTGCTGGTGTGCCCATGCGGGCGATCAGAAGATGTCGGCGCGATAGCCGATGGAGACTGGTTTGGTATCGGCGATGTCCCCCGATATCCAGGGTCCCGGCGCTGGTGGGCTCACCACCTGCACAGAGAAACCGGGACGAGACAACTCGCTGTAGAGAGGGAACTGCTGACCTAACTCGGCGATGATGTCTGCGGCAACGCCGGTGCCCTGCCCGCCTGGGACCACGATGCTGATCTGGAACACACCTGTGAAGCCCCGGTGGTAGCCGCCCAAGTCGCTACTGGTAGTGCCAGCGGGCAGCGTGAAGCAGCGTAGATAGATGGCACCCGGCGTCGGTTCGAACGTCACATTCGGGTACGCGACCGGGATCCCCTTGGCCTTCGCCCAGACGTCCAGGCTAGCCTCGAACAGTTGCTGAATGATCTCGTGACTCATACCTGGTTCGCCCTGACGGCGGCCTCCACAATCTGCTGGAATTCGGCGATGGTCACCCGGACCATGCCAGCCGGCGCCTGGCTGGAGTGCCCGTACTCCAGCGGTACCGCATACGGCAGGTTGTTCACCAGGTAGGCGGTATCACCGAGCTTCAGCGGCTGGACCCCAGCGGTCACTGCAGAAATTGCCTTGCTGCCAGTCGGGTCGACGTCATCAATCTCTCCCGGTGCGGCCGTGCCAATGCTGAACTGCCAGTTGGCCCGAAAGCGCCCGCCAACATACCCGCGCCCGGCCACCATCCCGTTGACGTCGAAGTTCTGGTCACGCTCCGCCTTGGTCAGCGGCTTCGCGTGCTTCACGCCTCGACGTAGCTTCCCGTTCCTGGTGAAGTTGCTCGGATTCAGGTTGATCAGGGTGTTGCGAATCGCAACGTTCTCGTCGTAGCGGTCCGCCGCAGCACTCGCTCGCTGGCGGTAGGCGACGTTCGCGGCCCACCGCTCCGGGTCACCGACTGGAGATTTCTCGATCACCTTGACCGACAGGTCCAACATGATCCGCTGGTAGATCGCATCGCCGGCAGCCAAGGCTTGGTCGCGGAATTGCGCCACCGCTGCAGCGAAGCTGCCCTGGCGCCCCGAGTAGCGTTGACGCATGCGAGAGCCACGGGCCATGCGCTACCTCCTCGCTTGCGCGACGAAGCCGATGCCCAGGCCGGCATAATTCCAGGCTTTCGCAGTCACCACCTTGAAGGCCTCGCCGTCGAACTCGATACGGTCGCCGTTCCTCGGCGCCGGCATGTCCTGCCCCCCAAGCTGCACTGGAGACATGATGATCTCGACATCACCCTGTTGGATCAGCGAACCGTCGATAACCCGCACATCGTAGTCCTGGCGCATGCCGGAACCATCGAAGCGGCGCTCGATGGTTGGACTTCCACCGGTCGCCGGGTCGTACTCGCCCTGCTCGAACTTGGTCAGGCGTAGCTCAAGCCCCCTACCGCCCTTGCTCCGCGGTGCCAGCATACGAATGGCCATCGCCCGGGAACGGTCGTAGATATCAGCCATCAGCTCATCCTCGACACCCTGACGTTGAACATGCCGCCGCCGACGGTCAGCGCCTCCAGAAGCCGATCCACTGCAACGTAGCGCGGCTGCCCCTGGTTCACCGGATCGGCGTAGACCGTGGTGAGGGGCCCCACCGTCTCGGATTTCACAGCGGAGGCCTGCTGTACCTTATCCAGCGGCCCGTCGAGCGCCAGCAGGGCCAGTTCGCACGTTGCGGCCTGCAGCTTCCGGTTCGGCCAGGCCAGGCCGGTGCGTGGAAACTCCAGCGGCTGGTCCGGGTCGACCTTCGAGCCTCGGAATTGATAGCTGCGGTCGATGTAGTCGGTCGCCCTGATCAGTGCCGAGGAGCGGCTGTCATTGGAGGCCGACGCCCAGGCAGCATTGCCGCGCTGAGCGTGATACTCGGTAGCCTGGTCGACGGAGACGTAACTGTTGGCGCTGTCACCCTCAGTCACCACCGCCATTGGCTTTCTCCTCGGTCGCCTTCAGGAGCTCGCGCAGCGAATCGGACGTGGCGCCTTCCGGCACCTCGACACCCAGTTCAACGAGACGCGCCAGCACCTGCTCGTCGTTCAACTGCGAGGGCTCCTGGGCCGCCTTCGCCTCGGCGAGCAGTTTCGCCAACGCAGCCTTGCCTGCACGCCCATCGAACGCGACGCCGAGGGCCTTCAGGTCAGCCTTGATTTCGTCGAGGGTGGGCTCGCCGTCATGGATGCCCGGAGCCTTCGCAGCACCGTTGGTTTGCAGTTCGATCAGGTCGTAGGCCACCGAGTATGCCCGCGGCACCTCGCCGGCCACCGCATCGGCCTGTTCGAGGAAGTCACCCTGGCGATAGGCGAGCGGATCCCGAATCGTCAGCCCATTGCGCTGGGCGAACTCCATCTGGTCCGAGGTCGCCGGGCCAGCTACGAACCACAGAATCTTCTTGGTCATTGTCCACCTCATGAAAAGGGGGCCTGGCGGCCCCTCTGCGGCTACTTGCTCAGCACCAGAACGCCGGCGGTGTCTTTGACGCTGGTGGCGGTGCGCTCCCAGTTCGCCGCGGTGCCGATCGCGGTATCGTTCGGCGAAGCGCCGCCCGTACCGGTCTTCCAGGTGTAACCGAGCACGCCCAGGTTGTAGCTCCATTCGGCCTGGTAGACCGAACCCAGGTTCTCCTTGCCGGTAGTGCGGTTCAGAACAGCGTCGAAGTCGTTGTTGCCAGTCACCAGCACCGAGCTCTGCACCAGGCCCAGCGAACGGAACGAAGCTGGGTTGGCCTCGGGGTCGGCGCCAGCCGGCACGATCAGCGAGTCGGCGTCGGTCACCACGAACAGACGGCCGAACGGGTCGCGCATCACGTTCACGCCGTCGTAGGTGAACAGGTTCTCGGCGTTCGCAAGAGCGTTGTCGTAGAGATCGCTGACCACGCTGGAATGGAACACCCAGGCCGCGATGGCGTTGGCGCGGTCACCGAACTTGAACGCCGCCTTGTTCAGGGTGCGGAAGGTTGCGGTCTCGGTGGCGCTGCCATGGGTCGCGTCGGAGTGACCGCTGATTGCAGCCACCGCGCCGCGGATGGCGGTGTTCAGCATGTCCGCGACCCGTGCTTTACCCAGTTGCTCACCGATGGTCAGGGCCGCCAACGCCGGGTTCTGCAACACCCAGTTGTACTGGGCCGCTTCATACTCGATCGGTGGCGTGCCGGCGGCGACCTTCACCGCGGCGTTGAGCAACTGCGTCAGACGAGTCGCAGCCACGTCGCCGTTGCCGTAGACGTTGCGGCGGCGCACCAGATTGGCGATCAGCTTGAAGCTGGCCTTGATGTCGAAGTCGCCCTGCGCCGGCGCGTTCTGCAGAACGATGGTGCCGGCGGATGCCTGGTTGAATTTGTCGATCGCCTGGGCGACGGTTTCGGTCAGAGCCGTGTAGGTCTGCTTGTTGAATACAGCGAGATCAAAAGGCATGTGGCCTCCTTACTTGATCGTTTCGAGGTAGGCGACCTTCTCGGCCTCGGTCTTGCAGTCGGCGAGCGACTTGGCCGTGCTGCCGGAGGGCTTGCCGCCCGGGGGCGTTCCGCCGCCAGAGTGGCCAGAGCCCTTCAGGATCTGGTCGCGGTAGGGGTACTGGTCGACGAGAATCTCCAGCGCTTCATCGAAGTCGGCGGCCTCGCCGGGACGGGCCTTGCTGTACAGCTTGTTGCCGTGGGCGTCGTAGGCCACGACATTGCCGTCCTCGATTTTCAGGTGCTTGCCGAACACGGACTGCACCATGTCGGCCGGAACAGCCAGGCGGTCGGCCACGAACTTCGAGCGGGAGAAGCTGCCGCCGATCTTCTCGGCGTAGAGCTGCTGCTCCAACTGCTCCGCGCGCGTGGTGGCCTCGGTCAGCTTGGAGTCGTAAGCCTTGCCGATTTCAGCCTTTACCTTCTCGATCTCGCCGGCATCCACCAGCTTCTTCGCGTCGAGATTGGCGACGGTTTCCAGGGCTTTGCGCGCTGCGGCCGGGTCCTCGATGCCTTCGAAGTCTTTTGCGATCTTCTCGGCCTTCTCCGCCCGCTCGCGGTGCTGCTTGGCCTCTCCGTTCAAGCGGGTGATGGTGGCTCGGGTACCGACCGCATCGAAAGCGATCTCCTTACCGTCATCTTCCACGTAGACCGGCTTGCCATCCTGGACCTCGGCGTATTGCTTGCCTTCGACTTCGACAGTCTTCAGTTTCATCTCGTCTTTCTCCGGCCATCCGGCCATTGCGATGGGCCATCCGGCCCGGAAGGCGCCCCGCTCCATCCGAAACGCAGGCATAAAAAAAGCCCCGGACATTGCCGGGGCCTACACGAATTGGTGATCAGATCAGTCGGGCGCGTACAGCGACTTGAGTTGCGCCAGACTCAGCGGGTTGCCCCGCTGGTCCAGCAGGTCGCTCAAGGTGATGACGCCTCGGCGCCAGAGGTCGGCGCGACCGGGCCCCAGCTTCTCGTCCTGGAAGGCCTTCGACTTACCCTTGAGCCATGTCTCGAAGTTCAGACTGGCCGGCACCTGGCCGTCCATCGACGCCCGGGTGCTCTTCACCTCGTCGACGTCGATACCTAGCTCACGCATCGTCTTGAGCCAAGGCAGAGTGGTACTGCGACACCCCCAGTGCCGCGGGCAACCTTGCTTGTACGGCAACGAGTGCCCCACAGGCCTGAACTGCAGATCCCAAGTCTTCTGGTCGTAGACCATGCAGATTTCAGTGGTGTGCGAGTCCAATGTGCTGAGCTGGCGATACCCTTTCACCGGTCCATTCTCGCCAGAATTGGCCTTGTAGACCTCCATCCTGGCGCCATTGGCCACCGCTTGGGCGCTGTTGTGGACCAAGGTCCGGGCCGCGCGCTTGCTGACATCCATGAAGCCCTTCACCGGTGGTTGGTCGCCCCGAGCCCGGCGGCCGACGATCTGGGTGACCATCTGTTCCGTAGTCTCGCCGTTCACGAAGCCATTGCGCACCACACCGGCGAACCGGAACGACACATCCGCAGCCTGTTTGAGCCACCATTGCTTGGTCGGCGCGCCCTCGATGAGCGTATTCGCAACCACAGCGCTGAGTCGGTTCTTGCCGACGCCGAGCATGATTGGCCGGCTCACCAGACTGTTGACTGAGTTCGACGCGAAGCCTCCTTCGATGACCGCGAGTTGCCGCAGGTTGGCATCATGTGCCGCAGCGATCTCGGTGTACTGCGCCTTGATTGCCTTGGCCGCCTCGTCGAGGATCGCGTTGACCTCCTTGACGTTCTTCAGCGGCAACCGGCGGCCCTGCAGCAGCTTCACCAACTCCTCGGCGAGTTCGGTGATCTTCTCCTCGACTTCCTTCGACATACCCGCCGTGGTCCTGATCAGGTCGATACCATGGTCGGTATACAACTCCGCCAGCAGCACCTCCAAGCGAGTCATATCGCAGGTTCCTGGTTGCGGATCCGCTCCTGCTCCGACTCCCAGTCCAGGTCCTCGGCAAGCATGCCGCGGCGCTGGGCCTCGTTGAACAGGGTCTGGTCTGACAACGAGCCGCCGTCACGCATATGCTGCAGCACACCCATGGTCTCGGCCGGAGCATAATCCGGGTCGAGATTCGGCTGGAGCTGCACGGTGCCGCCCTCGGCGCGGTTGTTCAGTGCGAGGGAGAAGTACGACAGGAACAGCACCAGGCTGTCCTGCAGGCCCTGGCACATCATCGCCAGTTTGCTGGTCTCCTTCGCCGATTCCTCGCCAGACTGCTTCGCCGTCATGACCTGGGTGGACTTCTCCACCAGCTTCGCACCGGCCTGCCTCATCTCCTCTTGCAGTGAGTCAAGCTGTTCCCGCGCGGTCTTGATGGCGGCGCCGGTGTGCTCGACGTACTTCATGTCGGCTTCCCGAGGCAACTTCACCGCGGAGCGCGCGCCGATGGCCAGCTCGTCGCCGGAGTCTACGCCAGTCATCACCAGGATCGGCACGCAGGCGACATCAACCAGACTGTCCAGAGAGGACTGGAGCCACCAGTGCTTCGCCACCAGGTGGGCGAGCTCGAGCAGCGGTGGCTTCGCCGTGAGGAATCCAGTGCGCGCGGTGTAATACGGCACCAAGGGAATGAAGCCGAGCGTGTTCGGCGTGTCCGACACCATCTCCCATCCATCCTTGCCCTCCTCGAACACGCGATGCCGGCGGGGCTCGATGACGCGGATCTGCTCAACGGATTCGTTGGTGAACTCGTCCACCTCCTCAACCCGGCACGTCCGGAAGCGGAACTGGGTCAGGCTGTCGACACCAGCAACCTTGCCGGTCTTCCATCCCAGCACCTGGCCAGGCTCGATCAGCACCCCGTAGGGCCTGAAGCCGGCCTGTTGCTCGGCCTGTCGTGTGTTCGGCAGATCCTCTGGCCGTTGCGGTATCTCGACCAGGGCGAACTTCAGGCCATACTCCAGCCCGCCGCGGAACCAGTCTTGGGCGAACACTTGCAGGTCACGTCCCTCCGTATCCACGTCGGTCAGCAGGTCGGCGATCTCCTGCTGCACGTCATCGCCGATCACGACCGGCTTCGCAAACACTCGCCCCACCATGGCGCCGACCGTTTCCTCGAACGCGGGGTGCAGCGTCGCCAGCTTCAGCCGCGCTTCATAGTCCTCCCTCGTCTCGAGCTGCCGCTTGGGCAGGTACGCCTCCCCCGCCTCGCGCATGGCCGAGGTGCCGCCCTTGATGCAATCGATCAGCTTCCAGTGCTCGCGCATCTCCTCGACAGCAGCGCAGCACTGGCAAACGGAATCGCTCATGGTCAGAACCTCAGGGTGGTAACAACGGCCGCAGGTCGCTCGACCGGGAATTCCTTGTGAATGAAGTAGCCCGCAGCATCGTTGGGGTGATCGATGTCGGCGGACTTGTCCGGCTCACCGTTGGTGCCCCACACCTGCTGCTCGAGGGCATCGGCGTAGGTCGGGCAGCGGTCGGGATTGACCCGATACCGCCGCTCGCCCTTGGCGTTGCAGAACATGGCGTTCATGGAGTTGATCCGGTCCTTGACCGGCGGGTTGGCGGCCGGAGCCGATACGACGAAGCCGGCCTGCTTGAGCAGCGCGATATCGGTCTCGCTGGCCCGGACGGACTTGCGAGAGTCGCCGGAGGCGTCGGGGTAGATCCTGATCTGGCGGGTCGGTCGGTAGTCACCGTCGGCGTACAGCCAGAACCGCTCCTTGATCTGGCGGATCATGTCCGGGGTGTCGTACCCGTTGACGATCTCGTCGACCGCATGCGGCAGGCCCAGGCGCTTCACATGCACCACGGCGGCCATCTTGCCGACGTTGAAGTCCATGCCCACGAACAGCGTTTCGCCGGGCTGTACGGTCTCCTGCGAGGCGTTGAGGGTGCGGTCGTAGGCGGTGTAGATCGTGCCCGACGTCAGGTTGACGAACTGGCCGCGCAGGTACGCCGCGATCAGTTGCGGCGGGTACGACTCCATCAGCGAATCGATGTAGTCGTCCGGCAGGTTCGCCTCGTTGTCGTAGGTGCTGGCCTGGACCAGTCCATACAGGTCCTGCAGGTGCGGCTTCTCGCGCAACTGCTTCACGAACTGCTGGAAGACGAACTTGAAGCCTTCCGGGGTGGTGGTGACGTCGACACGGTTGCGCAGGCCGTCCACCTTGTAGCGCATCCGCGCGATGATCTTGCGCCAGGCCTGCTGGGCCTTGACCAGCGACAGGACGTCGAGCTCGTCCACCAGGGACCGACCGACCTTGAAACCGACGATGGTCTGGGGCTTCTCCATGGAGCGGCAGATGATCGTCGTGCGGTAGGCGCTGCCGCTGTAGAGGTGAACCTCGTGGTTCGCCTGGTTGATCTTGGTGCGCAGGCCCCAGTCGAAAGCCACCTCCTCCATCGTCGGATAGAAGATGTCGCGGATCTGGGCGTAGGTCGGGGCGAAGTAGCCGGCGTTGATGCGCGGCCACTCCCAGGCGTGCTGGGCAAGGCCCGAGCAGCCCACCCACGTCTTGCCGGAGCCGAACCCCGCGACGAAGCCGCAGAACTTGTGCGGCAGGGCCAGGAACTTCGCCTGCGGCACGTTAAGCGTCGGCATCGCGCACCCTCGCGTCGATGATGGTCACCGCGACGCTGGTCGGCGGCGCATCGTCCTCGGGGTTCTCCAGCAGCTTCAGCTCGGCGCGTTTCTTCGCCACTTCCAGGCGCTTCAGCTCGATGTCCAGGGCGGCGGACTCGGTGCCGACGTGCCGGCTCAGCAGCTCCAGGTTGCGGAGCTTGTCCGGCCACTTGACCTTCCGGAGAACGCCGGCAATGCGCCGGTCATCACCACGGCCTTCGAACAGCTCGGCGACCTCGATGCCGGAAAGGAACTGGCGCCAGACCTTTGGCCATTCGCGGATCGGCTTGAAGCTGCCGTCGTCCTCATGGATGTCCAGGACGTCCATCTCGTCGATCTCGCGCAGGCGGCGGACGACGTAGTCGGCCGATACCTCGGTGCGCTTCGACCGCTCGGCCATAGCCTGGGCAATCGCCTCGGCCACTTCGGGGATGCGGAGCATCTCGTAGCCCATCTCGGCCGCACGCTTCGGTGCGTAGCCGGCTCGGATGGCTGCCTGCGTCGCGTTGAGGTCGACCAGGTACTCCTCGACGAACAGGCGCCGCTTTTTGTTCAGCGCCATGTTGGACCTCAAATGAAAAGCCCCGCTCTAGGCGGGGCTCTGACGCGCTGCGGGTTACTCGGTACACCTTCCGATAGCAATGATAATGTCGGCTGCTGCCCTCATCACTTCGCCAGGGTGAAAGTTCGGATCAAATTCCACATCGGTATTATCGCCGCCAACGCGTGAATATCCGCGTGAGGTTCCCTCAAGGGACCAAACAGGTTTCCAGTAGGCATTCCCATGCTTGTCCTCGAGCTTCTTCTCGATCACTGCCTTCGCGAATGTTCCTTCTTCGCTGAGATAGTTTCGCCGGACGACACGGGCTTCTCCGAATGGCGTTTCGATGGCAACGACTTTTCCTTCAGAATCGCGCAGGAGCTTAGTCTCCCAGTGTTCTTTCGCATTGTCGCTTTCAAGAACGCCGAAAATGGTGTTCTCGGTCCTATCCAGAGTGTTGGATGCGTTTTCTCGCCCCTGTGGGCCACGATTCAGCGCACTACGAAGTGCGTCGGTCGTTTTCTCAAAAGACATCACCAGCTCCTTTCCGTGGTTGGAGAAGGCAGTGTGCCACCAACGTACGGAAGGGCACTAGCGTCCACGCCGTTCCGCCCCATTCCACTGCAAGTCCTGCTGGAAAATCTGCTTGCGGCGCGACCAGGCGTAGCCAACCACGCCAAGGTGCATCACCACAGCCCATGGGTTGACCCAGTAGCCTTTTGCCAGCTCATTCAGCAAGCCGAAGGCTCCGACTGCGACCAGGTAGAACGACAGGCTCAGGATTGGATGCTCGAACAGGTGAACGGCGCGCAGGAACTCCAGCGCGGCCAGTACCACCAGAATGCACAGCACGGCGTCCAAGCCCATGAGGATCGAGTTCATCATGGTCAGGCACCTCGGGGCGTCAGGAAGCGCTCCGCAAAGGCTTTCAGGCCGGGTATCACGTTCATGGCCAGCAGGCCGATGGTGAACGCGACGCCAGCGAGGAAGGCATCATCCAACGGGATGAGGTAGGTTCGGGAGAGCCAGCCAGCAACAGGCTGGGTCCAGTAGGTGGAGCAGCCGAAGCCGGTGGCGACCGCCAAGGCTGCTTGGAAGCGAGTTAGGTCCTTTAAGAAGCCGAGCGAGAGGATGGAGCCCCAGAACCCGGCGATGGTCACGCTGTACTTGGCAAACAGCGCGCCAATACCGATGGAGGTCGTGGGTTCCATCTGGTCCTCCGGCTGGAAACAAAAAACCCGGCGCGATGGCCGGGTTTCGGTGTGTTTATTCGTGCGGGTGCAACTGTGCACATTGGTGGAACAGTACCCAAATGCTCTTCAAAGCGCAATAGGGCCTTGACATAGGTACAGATTTAGGTACAATGATCGCCGTCAGTTTGTAACTGACAGCTTCGCTGCCGGCTGTGCCGGCAAATTACCAGGGCCTAAGGAAGCCCCCCTAACTTGGCGGTGCCAAGAAGGAAAAAAGCTATGCAAATACTCAACTTTAGCCAGGCTCGCGCCGGTCTAAAGCAGACGATGGACGATGTCTGTCGGGACCATGAGCCCGCAGTCATCACACGGCAACGCGGCGAGCCAGTCGTTATGATCTCTCTCGAGGACTATAACGGCATGAAGGAAACACTCTACTTGTTGGAGTCTCCGGTTAACGCTCAGCGCCTACGCGAGTCCATTGATCAGCTTCGGTCCGGCCAAGTCGTCGAACGGGAGATACCGATCAATGTCCAGCAAGAAGAAAGAAAGTAACAAAGAGCAAGCCCGCACCACCGCAAAGGTCACCTTCACAACCAACGGTTGGGAAGACTACCAGCACTGGAAGTCCACCGATGCCAAGATCTCCCAGGCTATCGACGACTTCGTCGAAGAGTGCACCCGCACTCCCTTCACTGGCACCGGAAAGCCCGAAGCCCTCAAGGGCAGCCTCTCTGGCTTCTGGTCGCGTCGCATCACCCGCGAGCATCGTTTCGTCTACCTGTACGAAAACAACCAGCTGTTCGTGATCTCCTGCCGCTACCACTATGAGAAGTAAACCCTTCGCATGAAGCTCGCGCCGAAGACGCCGCCTCGCCCACCTGCGAGGCGGCGTCTTCATGCGACGTCCCGAAGGCGCTCCCGCTGGGCCCAGTACGCCGCCACGCGGTCGTGGTATCGCTGGTGCACGTCCGGCTGCTCGTAGACGTCGTCCTTCCACTCAGCGCGATAGGCGTCACTGTAGCGCCTCATCCGGCCCGCCCAGGCTGCCAATTGCTGGTTGGACATGCTACGCAGGCGTTCGGCAAGGCGCTCCTGCATCTGCTCGCGGTGGCGGGAGTAAAGCTCGGCGCGCTGCTCGGCGACAATGTCGCGATCTTCCTGCAACCAGCGCCAGCCTGGCCCTTTCCGCAGCCCACTCTGCTTCGCCACAACCTCGGCAACCGGCCTGAGCGCCTGCGCGTCCAGCTTGTCGACGTGGCGCGCCAGGCGCTCCCAGGTGGCGGCGTAGTCCCGCGCCCAGTTGCAGGGGTCAACGCGGCAGCCCAGGCGCTCCTCGATGAACAGGCAGACCTCGCCCGGGCCCAGCGTGTCCCGGCCATTCACCGCCCGCTTGTGCGAGTTGATCGCCGCCAGCGCCATCCAGTAGGCGCGCTCGGCCTGGCGCTGTGTGAGCTGGCCAAGGCCGGCGCCGATCCACACCAGGCCGTGAGCGATCGCAACGTCGTCACCAGTGGCCAGCGGCGAGTACAGCGTGTGTCCGAAGTGCTGCAGCGGCTTTGGCAGCGTGCCGATGGCAGCCATCACCAGGCCGGCGGCCAGCATGTGGGCGGAGCGCCCGTTGGTGTCCTTGCGGTCCGGGTGCGTCTCGTTGGCCACCCGCCCCCGCTTGCCGAGTTTCGCCTTCTCCGCGGCCACGGCGAGAACCGAATCGCGGTTCTCGTAAAGTGCGTCGTGCCATGCCTGGCGGGCGCTGGTCAGTTTCATTTCGGCTCTCCCCTGTGGTTTTCTGTGGTCACTGCTCGCCCTCGAGGAGAGGGACGACTTTCACTCGCACGCCCGGCGTTTCGCCGTAGCGCTTCCCCACCACCGCCTTCACGACTTGGACGTCGTCCTTCCAGACCACGCCGTTCAGGCCGTCGTAGATCGCTTTGATCACGTTGTCCATGTCGGGCTTCTTGGTGGGGTACAGGCCGCCGGCCAGGGCCAGCGACTTCCGCTTTTTCGACATCGATTGAGGGATGCTCAGCGCGATGTCGAGTTCGACCAGCACCGGGCCCTCGAACAGCGCGCGACCTGCCATGGCCTGCTGTCCGCTGTGCGCGATCAACCCCTCGTAGTTCGCCGTCTTCGCCGGAGTGAACATCCTGGCGTGGGCGCCGACGCGACCGATGCGCGGCCTCCCCTTCCCCACCGGCTCGCCGGGTACGGTGAACATCACCGGGCGGAGGTCATGCATCACGGCGCACCTCCGGCGCTTTCCGGCGCATCTTGGCCAGCAGCATTTCCCGCGCCTGTGCGCCACTGAGCCCATCCAGGCCCTGGGCCTGCATCCGCCGGCGGAGCTGCTGCTCGGCCTCATCCTCGGCCAGGTCCAGCAGGCTCTTCCCGGTGTCATGCTCAATCGCGTGGATGACGGGCTGGCTCAGCGGGATGTTGTTTGCCCACCGCCGGACCATCTCTGCGTAGTGGAACCCGAAGCGCTTGCGGAGGCGATCGTCGTTCACCTCGCCGGTGCGCAGATCGAAAACGCCGGTGGCCTCGGCGGCGGCCTTGACCACCTGGTGGCGGTAGCGGCACGCCAGAGCCTGGTTGAACGCGGTGTCGTGGTCCGGCAGACCGAGCGACTCCGGCTGGACGCTCAAGCAGAGCTCCCGGAATGTCGGCGCCGCCGGCGGCCAGTCGAACCGGCTGCCCATGAACGTCAGCATGTTGAGCCCGTGGGCCAATTGCTGGCCGGTCAGCCCCTGGAGCACCGTAGCCCAGGCGCCGTCAGGATTCGGGTTGTCGCCAAAACTCGACGTCCAGCGGTGCCCGTACATCTCGGTCATCTTCACCCAGAGGCGTTCCAGCAGCCTGTCGGGCAGCCTCGTTGGCGGCGACGATTGCGTTGACGCGGTCGACGGCTGAGCGAGGGCCTTGTCGATGTGAGAGGCCGCGCTTTGCGGCACGATGGCCGGCTTGGCCTTCGGCGTTTCCTGCTTGGTTTCCATAGCTGCTCCTGTTCTGGTCGAAGCGCTGGTTGCGGAGGAGGTTCTGCGCAAGTTCGTGTTCCCACTGGCCCTGGGACTGATACTTCTCGGGGCGGTTGATCCAGTAGCTACGGAACTCGAGGAGATCCTCGTCGCGTAGCTGGTAGTTCTTCATGCCGTTACGGGTCAGTGTCGCGGGCCAGCCCCTGGCGCTGGGTAGCCAGGCGTCATGCATGGGGAATCGCTGTCCGGGCTGCGGGTCCTCGCGCGGTGGAGTAGTAGGAGGAATACCGGATACCGGAGGTGTGCCCACTTTTTCACTTTCACCCCCTCCCACATATCTGCCCTCTTTTTCCGGGAAAGCCGCGTAGTTACTGGGCTCCGACCCTTCCACATAACTGCCCGCTTCATCTGCCCACTTAGTGCCCACTTTTTTTCGGACGGATTGATCCCGTGAAGCCTTCGGCAACTCAAAAATCAGGCGCCTTTCGGCCAAGTTGGGGCCCACCAGGCCCACCTTCTGCAGCCAGACCAGCGCCCGCCGCAGTTCCTTTTCGGAAGGCTCGCCGCCCTTGATGCCCTGGTGCGGCTCGACGTAGAGCTCCTCGGCGATCGACTTCCAAGAGATCCCGCGCCGTTCTCCGACAACGCCTGTTGCGAAGTCCATGAACGGGCGCAGGGCGAACACGTAGATCTCGCGGGCAAGCATGGGTAGGCCGCGGAGCGCCTCCCGCTCCTCGTCGTTGATCTGGAAGGACGGCACGGCTACCCCTGAACAAGGCGCGGCCGGCGCATCTGGTCGATCATCCGCAGCGCCTCATCGGTCGCCGCCCTGGATTCGGAGAGCTCCCGGTGGGCCTCCTGCAGTTCCTGGTCATCAGCGCCGTCGACGAGGTTGGCCACGGCCTGCTGCGCCTCACCGTTCTCCTTGATGAGTGTCCGGAGCATGCAGAGCACCTCCGGCCGCTGGCCAGCATCGCCGCCGATCAAGCGCACCGACACGCCCAGCGGCGTCAGGATGTCGCCCAGGGCCTGGACCTTCAGGTCAGTCGGCAGCGCGGCGAGGATGCTGGGTACGAAGTTCGCCGGCACCAGGTTGGTGTCCTTGGTTCCGTCGTCGAGCCAGCGGAACACGCGGTCGGCGTTGACCTTCATCCTCTCGGTTGTATCGCGCGTCGGCGGGTCGAAGACGATGCCGGTGACCAGCGCTCCCTGGATGCGCTCGTGCGCCTCCACGATGTGCTGGACCACGGTCTCTCGGCTCCACCCCTCTCGGCGGCGCCATTGGTTCACCACGCCGAGCAGCGTGGAAATCAGGGTGTGCGACTCATTCCGCATGCACTGCGTCTCCCACACGGTTAGGATCATTTCGCCATGACGCACGGATGACCGCGCTATACCTGGCTCCCCTTACAGCGCGATGGCCGAGGAGGCTGAAAACTTGAAAATCGATCGCACGACTCAGAAAGCCGTTCTGGACCGCTTGGCGGACGCGTATCCCGATCCGGTACATACCGATGGGCTCTCCGATCTCTTCGACGACACCAAGATGCTCACCGCCTGCTGCGCCTACCTGCACGAGCACGGCCTGATCCGGGCGAAGATCACTGACCTCATGAGCGAGGGGCGCGAGCTGCTGTACGCAGAGATCAGCGCCAAGGGAATCGACTTTCTGGCAGACGACGGAGGTCTGAGCGCAATCCTGGGGCCGGTGACGATCAAGTTTCATGAGGACTCTCTCCGCCAGATGATCGAGCTACGTCTCGCCACGGCGAGTGATCAGCAGGTGACGCCGGAGGAGAAAATCCAGCTTGTTCAAGCGCTTCGAGGACTGCCCGCCGATTCCATAAAACACCTGACAACGCGACTACTGGACCTGGGCATGGACAATCTGCCTCGAGCAGTCGAGATAGTTCGTACGTTCCTGTCGTGACGCCCCCCACCTCCTCCGTTGAGCCCAGCGTGAAATGGAGGAACCCGATCCGGGGTCCATGGCTGGTGTGCAGCGGCGTGTAGAACTGGACGGGCAGATCGTGGGCGGTGACGCGGAGGAACAGCTCAGTGCTGTCCGGCTCGCACCGATTGGCAAGCAGCACCAGGCCAAGCTGGGACTGCGTCAAGGTAAGGCCGCCTACCACCCCGCCGAAGCTAGAGCTCGATTGCTCGGGAGTTAACTTGCTCGTCGACATGGTCAGGACGCCATTTGGACGGATACAGCAAGCGAGTCATGCTCTGGCTCAGGGAAAGCTTCAGCCAGCGTGCACTCAGCACCAAGGTCGTTCAGTGCCGCCACGATGCGTCGGCATTCACTGAGCCCAGGCTTACGGCGCCCTGTTTCGTAGTGGCCGATCGCGGCCTGGGTCAGCCCAACTCGCTCGGCAAGCTGGGTCTGGGTCACACCCGCCTGCTTGCGGATGGCTTTCAAGGCACTCATGGCTTCCTCCAAGGTGAAGTGTCCTTTTTTAAAAATACATTTCGTACTTATTTCTTGCAAGGATTAGTACATGACGTGCGTTGCACTTGCTAATACGGTCTGTAGCATTCCGCCCATGAATAACTGGATACAGATAGTCCGCAATGCCATGGCGCGGCAGGACATCACACAAGCGCAGCTCGCAGAGCAGATGGGGAAAACTCAGGGGGCCGTAGCGCACTGGCTAAACGGGCGGAGAGAGCCCAGCATTGCCGACATCAATCAAATGTTGACCTTGCTCAATCTGCCCCCTCTCACAATCCAGTTGCCTGATGATCGAATGCAGAACGTGGCACCAGCAGATCAGCCGACCCGCATGTATCGATACCCGATAGTTAGCTGGGTCGCCGCAGGCGCTTGGCGCGAAGCGATAGAGCCGGCCGGCTTCGATACATTCGAACTCAGTGACTACAAGGGTAAGGGAAGGTCATTCTGGCTGGAGGTGAAGGGGGATTCGATGACGGCCCCGGCCGGCGAGAGCATTCCGGAAGGCATGCTGATTCTCGTCGACACCGGGCTCGAGCCGAGGCCTGGCGATCTGGTGGTTGCGAAGCTGGCCGACAGCAACGAGGCAACCTTCAAACAGTTCGTGTCCGACGCAGGCCAGAAGTACTTGAAACCCCTGAACCCCGCATATCGCATGCTATCCATCGACGACAACTGCGAGATGGTCGGCGTTGTCACCCGAGCTATCCGCAAGTTCAGGTGATCTACGGGTGGAACGGGCAGAAATTCTGAGCAACACTCCCGGAGCGGCCTAGCGTCTTGACAATTCTTAGTCAAGACCGCATGTGATAAGCTGAGGGCAATAGGAGAAAGACCCATGCTCATCACTCACGAACGAGAAAAGCTGATTCAAGCGATCATTTTTTTCGTCCAAAACACCAGAAACTGCGGGAAGGTGAAGCTCTTTAAGCTTCTCTACTTCCTTGATTTCGAGCACTTCAAAGATACTGGTCGAAGCGTGACCGGACTGGATTACAGCGCTTGGCCCATGGGGCCGGTGCCAGTCGATCTGGTGGCAGAAATAGACTTGCCGCAACCCGATATGGCGGCATCGATGACCTTTACCCAAAAGCCGATCAGGAATGGTCGCCAGGTCATGCTTGATGTCACTCCAAATATAGAGTTCTCGGATCAGAACTTTACTCGTCGTGAGATGCTGTTAATGCACCGTCTTGCCGAGGAGTACGCCGATGCGCTTGCTGATGACATGGTCGAGGCTACACACCTTGAGAACATGCCATGGGACAAGGTTTACAACCAACAGGGCGCCAAGCAACAACGTATCCCATACGAACTCGCACTACGCAGCCAGGAAGCGGAAACTCTGCTTCAGGTAGCACGCGAACGAAAAGAGCTATTGGAACAGCTTAGATGACACCCGGATCGGTCTTTTTCGATGAAGAGTTCCATTTCCATGATGGCGAGACCGGTGAAAAGCTTTTCGTAGTCTTGGGAAGCGACCACTCTGTTACCGTCGTCGCTAAGACTACATCCCAACAGCATGGGCGCGGCACACTTTTCGGTTGTCAGCCGAAAGACCGGTTCCACAACTTCTTCTTGCCACCTGGGTGCTCTTACCTAAAACGCGAAAGCTGGGTATGCCTCAATGAGTTCTATGAGCTGAACGCCGTTGAGATGCTGAACAAACGGTTCTCTGGCCGTGTGAAGCCTGTCTGTACGCTCTCCGATCAAATCACACGCGCAATCCAGGATTGTGCTTTGGAAAGTCTAGACATCACCAAGGCCCAAGCTGCGGCCGTCCAGAGCAATCTGATCCAACTTCCATCATGACGCCCCCAAAGCCCCGCAGATGCGGGGCTTTTCGTTTGCGGTCGAGCCAGACCATGCAACGCTGACGAGGCTGGTCGCCGCCCACGTGGTCTCCATCCTACATCCTCCCCTTGACCTGATAGGTCGCCATATCCTCGCTCTGGCTTTCCACCTGGTCGTCACTTCCTTCACGCTCCTCCCACTTCAGCGTTACCGTGCCGTCGTCGTTGAAAACCATGTCAATGCCGTCGGTCTCGGACAGCAGTTCCATCACCTGCTCCCACGCTTCATCCGGATCCGTGTCCAGGCGATGGATCGTCACCGTGCGCAGGTCTTGGGCTTTCGGTGAGTTGATCATCTCCGATATGCGGAGCCCCAATTTCTCAACCGGAGCCATCGGTTTCGCGTCCTGCTTCTTCTGTTGTTTGGCCATCGAAAGAATCCTCCACACTGTATATTCGTACAGTATTTTTATAGCAGAACTCTGTCAGCAACTGCCAGCATCGAAGCACAAGGAGTACTCGGAATGCTGTTCTCTCCATGGTCCGAAACCACCTATATCGCTGTCGTCGACCGAGTCCGGGCGCTGATTGAAAGCCCCCAGGCACAAGTCCAACAGTCCGTGCGGATCAAGCGCGCGAGCAACGAACCGGAATGGGCCTGGCTTCGACTGGAGCGAGACCTCCGCAGTATCGACGGCGTAAATGTCGAGGCTCGGAATGACGGGAGCCTATTCGTTTACTGGTACGTCGACCTCCCTCGCTGATCTTTGACCATCAAGCCCGCCCTCAAGCGGGCTTTTCTTTCGAAGAAATAAGTACATTTTGTATTGACCATGATAAATACGTTGTGTACTTTTCTACACACGCCAGCAACACACCGCCGGCCAGGCCACCGAGCCGACCGCTCTTTCACAACCCGCGCCATGAACAGCTAGCCGCAACGCGGCGAGGCAGCCCCGGCCATCACCCGTGGGGCGACAGAAAGTCGGGTGAGCAACATCAACAGCAGAACGCATCGCCTCTGCGGCGACCGGCGATCAGATAGGTGCTGAGGCAACACCTACCAACGCGATGGCGACCCTTGCTCAGGGCGACCAGAGACGGCTGATCGAGGGCGAAATGCCCGAACCGTGTGAACGACCCGCACGTGATGCGCAGCGCCGCCCAGCGCTAACCGGGCAACAGCAACACCGATTTCCTCGATGCCCTTCGCAAGAGGGGCATCTGGGAAGTCAACACGCCCTGGAGGGCAAGACGATGGCAACTGAACAGATTCTGGACATTGACCGCAACCCGCTGGAAGTCGGCGCCATGTACTGCTGCGTCAACCTGATGCTGGCCGCTGACGGCCGGGAAATCTGCCGCGACTACGGCGCGCTTGTTCGCTACGTCGGCGTCACTTCTGGCGAGTACAAGCGCCACGTCTTCGCCGATGCGGACACCTGGGAAGAAACCCGCGTGTACGCCGACCAACTGCTGAAGCAGCAGGCGCCGGCAATCGATCCAGCAATCCAAGGCTGGGCCGACCTATAACCCGCCGCCCTGCCGGTAGCAGGGCATCACCGAACTCTATCCGGAGACACCCGATGAAGCGAAACGCCAACCCGGCGGCGACCGTTGCTGCCTGGAATTCCGCATATCCCGTCGGCACCGAGGTCGACTACCGATTCCATCGCGGCGCAACGCCGAAGCGCACCCGGACCACTACTGAAGCCCAGATCCTCGGCGGACACACCGCTGTCGTCTGGCTCGCCGGAGTGTCCGGTTGCGTTGCCCTTTCCCACTGCGAACCGGCCTGAGCCCGCACGTCCAGCATCCTGAACGGAGTCACACCATGCTGATCCTGACCAGAAGACCCGGCGAAACCCTGCATATCGGCGACAACATCACCGTCACTGTCCTCGGCAGCCAAGGCGACCAGGTGCGCCTCGGCATCACCGCCCCGGACGACGTCGCCATCCACCGCTCCGAGATCTACCAGCAGATCGGCAACGTCCGACCGGTACCGCCGGCGGAGCTGGTCGAAGCCTGGAACCGAGAGCACCCGGCGCCAGCGCTGATCGAGTACCGCCCGTACCGAGGGGCCGAACCGCAGCGCACCCGCACCGTCGGCCGGGCCAGCGTGTCGCTTGGCGGGGCGGCGGTTATCTGGATCGAAGGCCAGTCGGCGCCGGTGGCGTTGCGGGCCTGCACCGCGATCTCCTGACTTCGGCGCCTGGCCCATTGCCGGGCGTTTAACCCACGGCGAGCGCCCGCCGGTCCAACGGCGCGTACAACGGGGGACCTCACCATGTAGCCCAGCCTCAATCGGCAGATCACCAACATGCGGTCGAGCCTGTACCCAACCGCTTTCACATAAGGCGGTGCATGTAAGTGGAGACAGGGCGCTTGGCGGCGCCCTTCTCTTTCCTGCTCCTGGCACGGCCAGGGCGCAGCGGGGAGTGATTTGAGGCGTGGAAGCTGGGAGCCGAAAGCTCCCTGGAGACACGCGGGAAGCGCGGGAACAAGCGCGCACGTGGGCGGCCATGGCCGATGAAGTTCCGGGCATCAGCACAGTCACCGCAGCAGCGGCAAACACCCGAGAAGCGCACTGATGCCAGAGCCGGAGTCGCGACCGGCCAGATCACTCCCCGCTGCGCATGCAGCGTTCCCCCTCTTTGCCCGGCTCCGGCCGGGCTTTTTTCAACCTCCATTCGAGAGCACCCACCACGGCGCCCCACCGGGCACGACTGCCGTGTGCCTGGGTGCTGCCGAATGCAGGTGAACCACGGAGAGCATCCCGATGTGGACATACCGCGAGCGCCGCAACCGCGCGGCTTTCAGCAACGCGCAACTCGCTTACGACCGTGCCGTCGACCCGCTCTGGGACCAGCCGGAGCCGGAACCGGAGCACGAGGACGAAGAGCAGGAGGACGACGATGGCCTTCAGCAATGAACGCGCGGTTCGGATGATTGAGGAAGGCATCACGGCCATGCGCCGGTCCCACTTTCCGCGCCCCGAACAGAGCTTCCTCCACGGCCAGATCGAACTGGCCTACGCAGTGGACTTCATCGACACCCGCCTCTACGACGACATGCGCCGCCGGCTCGACGCCGCGGCGGATTCGCGCTGGGCAGAACTCAGGAGCACGAACACATGACCACCCGCCCCGTTCGCTCGATCATCGACGACCAACTCGACGATATCGAAGAGTTTGCCGGAAAGAGCATCCGCCAGGCCGTCGAGTTGGCCAACCGCCACGGCTACCACAACCCGCTCTTCGCCAACATCTGCGGCGACCTCTGCGTTCTGCGCTTCCGGCGCAACCCCCGCCTTCACGCAACAACCACCCTCACCCTGAAATGAGACCAGCCCCATGACTGCAGCTCTCGCATCGGTCGGCGCGCTCGACCGCACCAAGTACCTCGGCGGCAGCGATGTCGCCGGCATCCTCGGCATCAGCCCCTGGCGCACTCCGTTGGACGTGTACCTGGATAAGATCCAGCCGCGCACCGGTCCCGTCGACCCGGCGAAGCAGAAGATTTTCACCCGTGGCCAGCGGATGGAGCCCTACGTCATCGACCTGCTGGCCGAAGAGACCGGCCTGAAGATCATCGGTCGCGGAAACCGCTACCGCGACCAGCAGCACGACTTCATGGCCGCCGAGATCGACGCCGAGGCCGCCAGCGGCGAAAACATCGAGATCAAGACGGTCAGCCCATTCAAGGCAAAGGACTGGGGTGAGGTTCAGACCGATGCCATTCCAGTCCACTACACCGCCCAGGCCATGCACGGCCTGATGGTCACCGGCCGCCAGGTCTGCATCTTCGGCGTGCTGATCGGCGGCGACGACTTCCGCGTGTACCGCGTCGAGCGGGACGACGAAACCATCGCGGCGATTCGCGAGAAGGAGGTCGAGTTCTGGGGACGCATCCAGCGCCTGGATCCGCCCGAAGCAACCGCTGTCAGCGACATCCTCCGGCTGTTCGAGCGTGACGCCGGAACCAGCATCGAGGCCGATGGCAAGGTCGTGGAGGTGTTCAACCGCCTGCGCGAACTGAAAGCCAAGGCCAAGGGCCTGGAGTACGAGATCGAGTCCGCAGAGGAGCGCATCAAGCTCTTCATGCAGGACCACGCCCAACTCACGGTCAACGGCAAGTCGGTACTGACGTGGAAGTCCCAGACCACCAACCGCTTCGACCAATCCGCCTTCAAGGAAGCTCACCCCGCGCTGTTCGAGCAGTTCAAGAAGACCAGCGAATCCCGCGTTTTCCGCCTCAAGTAACCGGAGCCCAGCATGTCCGCAACCGCCCTGAAAGCCGCCGCGACCGGCAATGTCGCCAACAATGGCCAGCCGAAAACGCTGGCCCACCTGATGACTGACCCGAAGATCAAAGCCCAGATGGCCCTGGCGCTTCCGAAGCACATGACCGCCGACCGACTCGCGCGCATCGCGCTGACCGAGATCCGCAAAGTACCGGCCCTGGCGAAATGCAATCAGGAGAGTTTCCTCGGCGCCGTGATGCAATGCGCGCAGCTCGGCCTGGAACCGGGTAACGCTCTCGGCCATGCCTACCTGCTGCCGTTCGGCAACGGCAAGGCGAAAGATGGCCTGTCGAACGTCCAGTTGATCATCGGCTACCGCGGGATGATTGACCTTGCCCGGCGCTCCGGCCAGATCGTTTCGCTCACCGCGCGCACCGTGCACCAGAACGACCAGTTCAGCTATCGCTACGGCCTCGACGAAGACGTCCAGCACGTTCCGGGAGAAGGTGAACGCGGCGTCATGACCCACGTCTACGCGGTCGCCAAGCTGAAGGACGGCGGCGTGCAATTCGAGGTCATGAGCAAGGCCGACGTCGACAAAGTACGCGCCACCAGCAAGGCATCCGGAAACGGGCCTTGGGTCACCCACTACGAAGAGATGGCCAAGAAGACCGTCATCCGCCGGCTGTTCAAGTACCTGCCGGTCAGCATCGAGTTGCAGACCGCAGTCACCCTGGACGAACGCGCCGACGCCGGATTGGACCAGGACAACGCGTCCATCCTCACCGGCGAATACAGCGTTGTTGACGACCAGGACCCGGACGGCGTGAACACCGAGACGGGCGAAATCACCGAACCCGCCCCGGGCCAGCAGTCGGACACCGGCGACACCGGCACCGACGAGCTCAATCTCGAGTAACCGGCCATGCCCAGCCGAACCGTCGAAGAGCAGTTCGACCGTGTCGAGGAGTTCAACAGCCTCCTCGGCGCGGCGGAGCTGAATGCCGCCACCACCTGGGAAGAAGAGTTCACCGCCGACCTGCGCGCCAACTTCCAGCGCTACGGCCCGCGGATGTTCCTCAGCGAGTCCCAGCACACCACCCTCGAACGCATCGCCAACCAGTAGGAACAGCAGCCAATGACAGCCCAAACCGCCGCAACTATCGCTCAAGACCTCGTAGAAGAGTTCGACGAGGAACAGCCCGCCACCGTAGTTTCCCTCGCTGCCGAAACGCTCGGCCGCGACCTGCTCCAGGCCCTGCTGCAGGAGGTCCGCGTCCTGCCGGATGTCTGGCCGAAGCTGACCGAAAAGAAACAAGCCGACGTCATCGACCGCCTGCGCAGCACCGTAGAGCGCACCGTGAAGTATGCGGTCAAGCTGATTTCCGCCGGCGAGCGCCCGGCCATCGGCGGCATCCTGGAGTCGGTGGCGATCAAAGAAGGCATCAAGGCGACCTTCAAGGTCAGCCAGTTCGACCCGCTGCGTCACGACCTAATCGACCGTGCCGGCAAGGTCTGCATGCTGGTGGTGGCCGACGCTGAGGAGTACCTGCAGGGCATGGACACCGTCGTACCCGATCCCGACCAGAGCGCCCTGGCCCTGGACGAAAGCGACGATGGCGACGAGGCCGGCGGCACTGGCGCGCAGGACCCGCTCTACATTGAAGCGGTCAGCCATGTCATCGACACACGCCGGGTCAGCATCAGCGGGCTCCAGCGCTACCTGAAAATCGGCTACAACCGCGCCGCGCGCATCGTCGAGGAAATGGAAGCCGCCGGCGTTGTATCAGCACCGAACTCCAACGGCGAGCGCGAGGTGATCCTGCAATCGCCGCCGGAACCGGAAAAAGACCTGCTGAGCAGTGCCGCCGAGCCCGGCGCCACAACCTACGGCGGCCACACCATCGACGACATCACCGTCCTGGTGCTGCGCAAAGACGAGATCACCCCGGGCTGGCTGCAGTCGCGCTTCGCGCTGAGCACCGACGAGTCCTTGGCTGTCGCCCTGAAGCTGCTCGACGACGGTGTGATCACGCTCGCCACCGAAGGCGAATCGCCCGACCTCAACACCTACCGCGTCGCCGTTGCCACCAAGGCCCCGGCCGAAGAGCCCATCACCCTGGAGTGAGCCATGCGCATCACGAAACTCGAAATCACCAACTTCCAAGGGCTGCGTCATGCGGCCCTTGATGTTTCTGCGCCGGTGCTCCTGGTGGCCGGCCACAACGGCGCCGGCAAGAGTTCGCTGCTCGACGCCATCAGCCACGCCTTCACCGGTAAGCCCGGCCGCGTTGCGCAGAAGCAGCATATCGGCCAACTGATCACCGAGGGCGCCAAGAAGGGCGAGGCCCGTGTCGAGTGGCTGGACGAGGCCGGCGAGGTTCAGGCTTGCGGGGTCGCGCTGCCCAGCGGCAAAGGCTCCCCGCTCGCCGACTCGCCGTTCCTGCCGTTCGTGCTCGACGCCAGCCGCTTCGCCGCTCTGGACGCCAAAGATCGCCGCCGGGTGCTGTTCGACCTGACCGGCGCCAGCGCCAGCCCGGCCGAAGTCGGCAAGCGGCTGGAAGCCAAAGGCCTGGACCTGGCGCTGTTCGAAAAGGTGAAGCCCCTGCTTCGCTCCGGGTTCCCGGCCGCCGTCGAGCAGGCCAAGTCATACGCCAGCGAGGCGCGCGGCGCCTGGAAGGCTATCACCGGCGAGAACTACGGCAGCGAGAAGGCGAACGGGTGGGAGCCGGAGGCGCCGCCGGTCATCGTCAGCGAGGAGGAACTGGAATCGGCGCGCGCGGAACTGCGAGCCACCGCCCAGGACCTGGACGAGGCCCAGCAGACCCTGGGCTCCAGCAAGCGCGCCCACGCCGACGCCCAGGCGCGGGCCAGCCGCATCACCGCTCTGCGCGAAACCGCAGCGCTGGCCGACCGCCGGCGCAACAAGCTGGCAACCGACGAGGCCAATCAGGACGAATGGTCGGAAAAGGTGATGGCAGCCGAGGCCGCCGCCAGCGGCGAGCCCGCCCACCAGCCGCTGACCTGCCCTCATTGCCAGGGCGCCGTGGACCTGCAGGCCGGCCAGTTGGTCGCGTACCAGCCACCGGCGAAGGTTGCCGATCCCGAGGCGGCGAAACGCCAGGAGGAGTACCGCGGGTATCTTGCCAGCGCTCAGCGGGCCGTCGCCAACAGCCAGCGGGACCTGAAGGAGAGCGAAGACGCCGCCGCGCAGGCCGCCGCCCTGGAAGCCGAAACCGCCCAGGCGCCCAGCGCAGAGGCGATCGCCAACGGCGAACAGGCGATCAACGAACTGCGCCAGGCGCGTGACCGGCAGCAGGCCAAGGTGCAGTCGCTGCAGGAAGCGTTCAACGCCGCCGCCCAGCGCCAGGAAGTCATCAAGCAGGCCGCCGGCTTCCACGCCGAGGTCTGCGCCTGGAGCGCCCTGGCCGATGCCCTTTCCCCCGCGGGTATCCCGGCTGAGATCCTGGCCGACGCGATCGGACCGGTGAACGAGCTGCTGCAGCGCCTATCCGGCACCGCCGGCTGGTCGCCCGTGCAGATCAGCGCCGACATCGACGTCACGTTCGGCGGCCGGCTGTACGGCCTGCTGTCCGAGTCCGAACGCTGGCGGTGCGACGCGACGCTGGCCCTGACCATCGCGACGATCTCCGGCCTGCGCCTGGCGTTGCTGGATCGCTTCGACGTGCTGGATATCCCTGCTCGCACTCAGCAGGCGATGAAGCTGTTCCAGAGCCTGGCCGCCGGCGGCGAGATCGACACGCTGATCGTCGCCGGCACGCTCAAGGAGCCGATGGCGAAGACACCGGCATGGCTACAGGCGGTCTGGATCGACGCCGGGCAACTCGTCGACCAGCAGCAACAGGCTGCGGCCTGACCCTCGATACAGCGCCCCACCCGGGGCGCTTTCTCTTCCAGCAAGCACGCACCGGACGCCGCCCTGTGGGCGATTCAACCATGCCTCGTGGGCCGCCCTGTCAGGCAGGGCGGCGTCCAGTGCCTGTTCACGGAGTGCTGACGTACTTCTAGCGGGTCGCGTACAGCCTAACGACTCTGGGTGTTGAGAACCTCATAGTTACCATCTGCATGCGCCTTGGTTACCCAAGCGTTCTTTGTCGACCTGGCTTGAGCCTTGGATCCGCTCAAAGTTTGGACCACTCGTCCCACGGCCTTCGATGCAACAAGTGCAGCGCTTTCAACCTTGGTCGGAGAACCCCGATAGCCTGCGGCAGACCGAAAATGATTGAGGATGATGTCTTGTTGATAAGCAGGTGTTTGCTCTCCACCGATTGTTGATGCACCCACCGTCTCATACCGGTAATAGACCTTGGTGTCATCGAACACGATCTCGACGATTCTGAAGTCAGGCATCTCTCCTCCTTGATCCGGCCCCATGCCGGGCCTTCCAAATCTAACTCCAACGACATCACTGCGCCATCACGCATAGCGCAGTGCGTCCTCACGTTCGCGAAAAGGAACCCGCCGCATGACTTCCCTCAAGAAGCCCTCCCCGCTCGACTTCAAAACCCAGTACGGCCTGGCCCTGGACGACGCCGACGACGCGATCATCGTCGACCTGTTCGCCGGCGGCGGCGGTGCCAGCACCGGTCTGGAAATGGGCCTGGGCCGCAAGGTCGACCTGGCCATCAACCACAACCCGGCCGCAATCAGCATGCACGAGGCCAACCACCCGCACGCCGAGCATCTGCCGACCGATGTCTGGGGCATCGACCCCATCGAGGCCACCAAGGGCGCCACCGTGGGCTGGCTGCATGCATCGCCGGACTGCCGGCACCACAGCCAGGCCGCCGGCGGCCAGCCGCGCAAGAAAGAGATCCGCGACCTGTCCTGGGTTGTTGTGAAGTGGGCCGGCAAGCTCCATAAGCTCGGCCGCGGCCCCTGGGTGATCAGCCTGGAGAACGTGAAACAGATCCTGCAATGGGGCCCGCTGATCGCCAAGCGCGACAAGTCGACCGGCCGCGTCGTGCGCCTCGACGGCACTGTAGCCGGTCCTGGCGAGCGGGTACCACGGCACGAGCAGTTCCTGGTGCCCGATCCGAAGCGCAAGGGCCGCACCTGGCGCCAGTTCCTGCGCGCCCTGGAAGGCTTCGGCTACCACGTCGACTATTGGGTCGAGCGCAACTGCGACTACGGCGACCCGACCACCCGCCAGCGCTTGTACCTGGTGGCCACCGACGGCGGTTTCGAGCCAGTGGCGGCGGAGAAGACCCATGCCGCGAAGCCCAGCAAGGGGCTGAAGCCGTACCGCACAGCCGCAGAGTGCATCGATTGGAGCGACCTCGGCCAGACGATCCGCAACCGGAAGAAGCCGCTGGCGGAGGCCACCATGCGCCGCATCGCGAAGGGGATCGAGAAAGAAGTGCTCCAGCGCGCCAGGCCCTTCATCGTGCCGATCGCGAACTGGTCGCGCGAGGCCGTGCATCCGGTGGACCAGCCGCTGAACACGATCACTGCCTGGCCGAAGGGCGGCGCTTTCTCCGTTGCCACTCCGACGCTGATCCAAGTCGGCTACGGCGAGCGCGACGGACAGGCACCGCGCGTCCTTGAACTGGATGAACCGCTCGGCACCGTGGTCGCCGGCGGCATCAAGCACGCTGTCGCTGCGGCGCATCTGGTGAAGTTCCGGTTCGACGCCACCGGCGCACCGGTCGATCAGCCGATGCCGACGATCACGAGCGGCGGCGAGTGCAAGCGCCCAGCCGGCGCGGCGCACGCCCTGGGCTTGGCCAGCGCGGTATTGGTCGGTGTCGGCGGTCGCGCCGGCCAAACCGAGCCGCGCTCGGTCGCCGAGCCGATGTACACCATCACCGCGAAAGCTGACTGCGGAGTGGCCACCGCGTTCATGGTCCAGGCCAACGGGGGCTACAACACCACCCACAGCCGCCCGGCCGACGCCCCGATTAGCACTATCACGAACAAGGGCAGTCAGCAGCAGCTCGCCACGGCACACCTGGTAACGCTGCGGAAGGGGTCGCATGGCGCCCCGGTGGACGGACCGCTGGGCACGCAAACCGGCACGGACCACCACGACCTGGTCAGCGCCCTTCTGGTGACGAATACCACCGGCCACAGCAGCACGCCGGCGGACCAGCCGGCGCCTACCGTGGCAACCGGCGGTCACCACATGCTGGTCACGCCAGAAATGATCGCCGGCAGCCTAACCCCAGAACAGGTCGAAGGCGCCGTATGGGTGGCGGCGTTCCTGATGAAGTACCACGGCATGGGCGAGAACATCCGTCCGCTGGACGAGCCGGTCAGCACCGTAACCACCAAGGACCGCTTGGCGCTGGTCACGGTCTGGATCAGCGGTAGCCCCTACGTGATCGTCGACATCCGCCTGCGAATGCTGAAACCGCGTGAGTTGTATCGCGCCCAGGGCTTCCCCGACAGCTACATCATCGAGCGGGGCCACAACGGGCAGCGGTTCACTCTATCCCAGCAGGTCCACATGTGCGGCAACAGCGTGAGCCCGAACACGATGGCCGCATACGCCCGGGCGAACGACCCATGGAAGCGGCGGCTACGGCCGACGCCGCAACAGGCGGTGGCGGCGTGAGCAAGCTGGAGATCTGCCCCCTCACCCTGGCCGAGGCGAATGCGTTCGTAGAGCAGCACCACCGCCACCACGGCCCAGTCCAGGGCCATAAGTTCAGCCTGGGTCTCGCCGCCGGCATGACCTTGCGAGACGCACTCACGACCCCGCGCCAGCAGCCCAAGCCCGGGCGCCGGCATCCCTGGATCCGCTCACAGAAGGAGCACACATTCTCCGACTGTTCAGCGCCAGAAGGCTCCGGCATGAATCGTTACTTTGAGAATTGATAAGCCAACCAGGTTGCCGGCCAGAGAATCCAAATTGCGGCGGCAAACACAGCAGAAGGCTTCCTGTTGCCAACGCTAACGAGTGCCCCCATGGCAACCATGCATACGATAAGAGCAAGCGGCATCAGCCAAAACAAATGCCAGACCTTAGTTGCGCTAAACGCGGTAACTCCGATCATGATCCACCAGTGAATCACTGCAGCAACTGTTGAAAGAAAGCGAGTTTCAGGCCTAAACAGCAGTCCAATCGTCCAACTGATAGCGAAAAACAGCACTACACCCCAAGCAACATAGGTCACTCCCACTCTCCTTGTCTGGCTAAACGTATGGCTGCCGGACGTTATCCCAATTTATTGCATTTCGCCATCAGGCGAGAGGTATTCCCTATGTCCGCAGAAAAGCCGCGGGAGCGGCCAATCCTGTTCAACGACCAGATGGTCCGCGCCATCCTGGAAGGTAGGAAGACGGTCACCCGCCGAGTGGTGACGCCGCAGCCCGACTTCCTCGGCTCAATGGTCGATCCCAATACGCCATTCAAGACGCTTGATGCCGGCCTGCACGCACGCATCACCTGCCCCTACGGCCAGCCCGGAGATCGGCTGTGGGTGCGGGAGGCCTGGGCAGCAGATGCCCAGGTAGACGCAATCGCGCCGAGCGACCTCAGCCAAGGTGAACCGATCTGGTACCCGGCAGACCTCAGCGTCCGGCAGACAGGATGCTCCATGATCTCTAAGGGCCGCGTTCGCCCCTCTATCCATATGCCGCGTTGGGCCTCCCGCATCCTGCTGGAAATCACCGCTGTTCGCGTCGAGCGGCTACAGGATATCAGCAAGGAGCAGGCCAAGGCCGAGGGTGTCCGCGATGTCGGCGAAGGGTCCTTCGACGTCGAGGACAGCAAACACTTTGCAGCCGATCCACGCGAGTCGTTTGCTTCGCTCTGGTCGTCGATCAACGGCGAGTCCTCATGGGACGCCAACCCATGGGTCTGGGTGGTCGAGTTCAAGCGGGTGACACCATGAGCGCCATCATCAGCGAATGCGGCCAGTACCGTTACCTTCTGACTCGCCCTGGCGACTGCCTGGCCGACAAAGGCACAGCGGTTTTCCTAATGCTCAATCCGAGCACCGCTGATGCCGCGCTCGACGATCCAACGATCCGGCGCTGCCGCAACTTCGCCTCGGCCTGGGGCTGCAACGGGATCGCCGTCGTCAATCTGTACGCCTTGCGCGCGACGAACCCGGCCGACCTCTGGCAGCACAGCGACCCAGTAGGCCCAGACAACGACTGGCGCCTGCGCGCGATCGCCCGAGAGTACACCGACATCGTGTGCGCCTGGGGCGCCAATGCGAAGCCCGAGCGAGTAGAAGCCGTAACCAGCATCTTGACCGCCGCCGGCGGGCGCCTCTGGTGTCTTGGCACGACGAAGGATGGCCACCCGCGCCACCCTCTGTACGTGCCTGGAAATCAAGCGCTCCAGCCTTGGGCGCCGAGGGTAACGCCATGACCAGATCCAATGCGCCGCTGGTGCAGAGCGAGGCCGAACTCTGCGCGGCGTTCATCGACGAGTTCAACCGAGTCCCCGGCTGGACCTGCTACCCGGAGACTGCCGGGTTCGACATCCTGGTTGTCCATGAGGAAGGCCGGCAGATCGGCGTCGAGGCCAAATTGCAGTTGAACGCCAAGGTGGCCGACCAGATCCTGCCGCAGCACTGGCAGGACCGGTACGGGGCGCCCGGGCCAGATCACCGCATGGTCATTGTCGGGCGGATCACCGAGGCCAGCCACGGAATCGCGCGCCTGCTTGAAATGTGCGGCATCGCAGTGCTCGCGCCGTCCCGCGGACACCGTCGGCGCGACGGCAAGTTCGTCGAATTCCCCGAGTTCCACTTGCGCTACTGGCTCCAGCACTTGAGCGGGCCGCAACTGTTCGACTGGAACCCCGCTGAACGCTGCCACGTCCCGATCGTGGTCCCCGACGTGCCCGCCGGCGTTCCGGCGCCGCTGCGCCTCACCGAGTGGAAGGAAGGCGCGCTGAAGGTGATCGCCACGCTTCGCCGCCAGGGCTTCATCACCACGAAGCAGATCGCCGAATGCGGCGTCAGCGCGACGAACTGGACACGATCCTGGCTCGACAAGGGCGCCGAGCGCGGCACCTGGGTTGAGTCTGCCCGCATGCCAGCGTTCGACCAGCAGCACCCCGAGGCCTTCACCAAGATCCAGCAGGCGCTGGACAAGAGCGCCCAGCCCACCCTCTTCACCTGAGCCAACCATGCCCAACTACTACCCCAAGGGCGGGCGCTGCCGCGCCTGCGAGCGACGCCTGGACGACTGTTCGAGCCTCGACTTCAGCGCCATGCCGGTCCACCGCCGTGACGGCCCCGACGTGATCGTCATCTGCACCGAGTTTCGACAGCTCAACCACGGCAGGTCCTTACGAGTAAACCCCAGGAGGAGCCATGGCTGAGCCCCCTGTCGACTATCAGATCAGCGCCGCCGACGCGCACGAACTGGCCGGCGCCGTGCTTCTGCCGGCGGATCTGCGCCGTCAGGTGCTGGAGAAAATGGCAGCCCAGCGCGACCCAGCCACCATGCTCGACCTGTTCGCCCAGGTGCTGGGCATGGCCAACGCCGTCGCCGAGAACTGCCGAGCGATGGTCGAGTTGATCCTCATCGAGCACGGCGAACATCCGCACACCGCGGAGCAGGCGAACCTGCCGACGATGTTCGGAGCGCTGCAGGGCGTTGTCCTGGCCGCAACGGTGAACCCTCGCGGCACGTGCGCCGGCTGCGCCTATCGACTCGGCACCCCGGCGAACACCTCGCCGGTCACCACCTCCGATGCCATCTACTGCCGGCAGGAACTCAGCCGGTTCTACTGCCACGCCGACCTGGACGACCAGGGCAACCCAGTCCGCACCTGCGTCGGCCACGCCAAAGCCATGAAGCAAGACGCCACGAAATGAACCGCCCCACCATCTGCCGCACCACGGGCCAACGGATAGGCCTGTGCAAATGCTTCCGCTGCCGGCCGCCGGCGCCGGAGCAACCGGAGACACCACCATGTCATCTACCCAGCACCAACTGATCGAGCAGTGCGCCATCCGCCTGCGCGGCATCGTCGAAGCCCTGGACAACATCCACGACAGCACCCAGCACCGCTCCCCGCACCGCTGGTCGACGGACCTCGACGACGTTCACTCCTCAGCCGAGAGCCTGCTGTCCCTGATCAAGGACCAGGCGCCGACGCAAGCCGCCCAGGACCTGGCGCTCCGCACCATCGCCGAGTACCCATGCCCTGAGCAGGACAATATGACCGCCGCCAATATGCGCCAGGTCGCCGCGGACGCCATCACCGGCGCGCTAGCCTTCGGCGCCCAGGCCAGCCAGCCGCCGGCGGAGGATCACTGGCTTCGTCCGTTCTACGACATCGGCCGCGCCGAGGGACAGCGCACCCAGGAACTGGCAATGCTGGTTCGCATGCTGGCCAGTTCACTGAAGCGGCATGCCCCGGAAAGCAACCTGGTGGCACGCGCCACCAACTACCTGGCAGCCAAGGGCTTGGCAGGCACACCGCTTCGTGACGCGCCTGCATCGGTAGAGCAGGCAGGCGGGGATGAGCGGGCGGCACTTCAGGAGTTAATCCGAGTGCGTGACTGGGTAAAAAATCGCAGGGGACAGCCGGAGAAGCTGAAGAACACTGGGCAGACCTACATCATGATCGAAAAGTGCGAAACGCTCGACATGCTGGAGTGGGCGATTGAGCGTGCCCGCGCCGCCCTGGCGCACGCGCCGACCAGTTTGGCATCCCCGTCGTGCAAATGGACCGAAAGCAGCGGCATCTGGGAAACAAGTTGCGGCCAGACCTGGAACTTCATTGAGGACGGACCAGCAGAGAACGGTGCGCTGTTCTGTCACCACTGCGGCGGGCGCCTGGTCCTCATCAAGAGCGACGACCAAGAAGATGACGGTGAGCCCTGCCCGGAATGCTTGGAACACGGCTGCAACGGCGAATGCGCTGGCCACGGCGCGATGGGAGACTGAAATGAAGCAATCCCAATTCAGGGCCGAGATCGAACGTCTCGACCGGGCAGTGGCGACTCAGGGAGGGCCGCGCGATGCGTAGAGCACTGACCGCACTCGGCATCATCGCCGCCCTCGGCCTGGCCGTGGTAGGGCTGGTAGAGATATTCCCGATCATCCGCACGCTCGCAGCCTGGCAGGCGGGGTGTTTCGGATGAAGCAGAAACCAGGCATCGCCCTTCCCCGCTGGCTCCTGCGGACCACAACGATGCAGATGCACAGCGTCGACGTGGTACTGGTCATGGCCCTGGTGCTCCAGCACCACGGTACGGCCGACGCTGTTCGCCGCGCCGCCGGTCAGCTTCGCGACAGAGTATGTGCCGAACACCGGCCCAAGATGACCGCACTCATGCGCATGCAAGATGACGCGGCGGCGCTGCAGGTGGCGCTCAACATCGTCCAGCGCGCCACCGACGCCCTGGGCATCCTGGCGGGAAAGCCGTTTCCGGCCAGACCTTCGCCCAGCGAAAGCCCACCGGATCAGGGGCACATGCCCGCCAAGGCTGGTCCCGTCACCGGTGAGCCGGTGCATCCTACCTGAAATCATCCATGCCCGCGGCCCAAGGGAAAGGGTCGCGGAACAGCCCAGCCGGAGAGCTGGGATAGGTAACGCCCAATGAACACCCTGTTTCTGTTGATGGCTCAGTACGATGGCGCCGCCATCATTCCCCTCGAACGCGTCTGCGCCGACTACTTCAGCCACCTGACCCCCGAGAAAATGAAGATGAAGGTAGCGGCCGGCGAAATCGACTTGCCGCTGGTACGCATGGAGAACAGTCAGAAGTCTGCGCGTGGCGTACACCTGACGGACCTGGCGAATTACCTTGACGAACGGCACAGAACGGCGAAGGAGGAGCACGAAAAGCTCATGGGGCGCAGAACCCTGCGCCGTGCATCCTAACCCTCCCGCCTACCGGGCCTCGATCGTGGGGCCCTCTATTATCTGCTCCAACCACGGCCAGTCTTCGTACTTGTCGCCGTTCCCTCTCAGATGCGTGTAACGCCGCATCGAATTCCAGTCCCGGTGGCCCGAGACGCTGGCCACGCGCGGAATATCCCATCCGATCTCGAAAAGCCGACTGATGCCGTCATGGCGCAGGTCGTGAAAGTGGAGATCATCGATCTCCAAGAAGCTGCAAGCCCTGGTAAACGAAGCGCTGACCGACTTCGCGTTGTAGGGGAACACGAACTCCTCGCGCCGGGGCATCGAATGCAAAATTCGCCATGCCTGATCTGGCAGGTGGCACCAGACATCATTCCCGTATTTCTGGCCAGGATTCTTCATGTCCGTGATCAGCACTGCCTGGCGTGCTTCGTCGATGGCGTCCCAGCGGATCCGGGTGATCTCTTCCTGGCGGCGCGTTGAGAAAATCGCAAAGCCGATCATCCGAACCATGTCGATCTGCTGCTTGCGACGCTCCCGCATTTCAACGAAGTAGGCAAGGATGGTGTCAAGCTCCTCCAAAGTTGGGCGCCTGTCCCGCTCGTTGCTCCTGGAAACGCCTCCCATCTTGCGCAGAACGCGCCTGGCGTCGGCCATGGCCACCGGATCCACCTCGTAGCCCCATGCTGGGCGCGCAACCGTCAAGACGGCACCGAGGTGAGAAAGATCGTTGCCTACAGTCTGCGGCTGCACGCCGCCCTTCTCGATGCGATCCATTGCGTACTCGACCAACACCTGGGAAGTCAGGTCCCGGTCGACCACATCCCCCAGCCATGTCGCAGCTATCGCCTGGAGCGTCGCCTCCTTGGTCCTGCCCAACGGTCGCAGTTTCCCGTACTCCTCAAGATACTGCTTGATCATTTCCCGTACAGTGACGCCCTTGCGATTGGCTCGCTCGATCGCGCCTGGCGCTGCCAACTCTGCCTCTCGGCGCTTCAGCCAGTTCTGGGCCGCCGCCTTCCGGTCGAACGTCTGGCTTTCCTGATAAACTGCCTTCCCCTGCCGCAT